TAGACGACTATAAAAATTTCAATCAGGTTCATCGCTATTCCTCGTATCTGCGTTTTGTTGGATCTTTTCCCACTCCTCATCGCTCGCCGCTTCGTACTGAATCCCGTTGTCACCTGGAAACGGCTTCAAGTGTTCGTCGTCCCCGTAGGCTATCTCTTCAGGGATGCCCTCCGGGAAGGCTCGACATACCGGCCAAATCCGATCGTCTTCCTCACCGACCATCTCGACCAGATCAATCCAATGTTTGCACTGCCGTTTCCAGCATTTCGGTGCTGTTCGGTTCATGGTTTTCGCCCAAAGTATTTCATAAAGAAGTCATGGATCTCTTTCGGCAACTTGACTGACTTGCCGTATGCCTCATGCGTCCAAGCTGCGTAGGACTCCGCGAATAACTCCCGCTGGTTTGTGGTGGCGTACTTGCTGACCCCAAGCCTCTGGGCAAGATTCGGCATCTTGTTCGCTATCTTCTCCCATTCCTTGGCGGCCTTTTTGTTGTACTTCATCAGCATATAGTGGGCATGGTGGCCGTATTCATGTCGCACCGTGCCACTCACCGACTCGTCTACGGAAAACTCTCCTAGGGTAAGATTGGCTTTCTCTGGCCCCTGAGCAGCAACCTTGATTCTCACCTTGCTGGAAGAGTATAGACCGGATGCAACACGTAGATTGCCATTCACATCTTTGTAAACAACCCCGTTGTCATTCACTAAACTGAGTTTTTCCAGCTTAGCCCCCTGCTTCCCCATCATCTGTGAGGCAAGCGGGGTCATACGTTGACAATCGGCTATGATACTGAGGGACGTTGCCAGCGATTCAGAGGCCGCCTTGTCCGTAGGAAAGCCGCTGTGTTGCAGCGTTGCGACGTTCAGTTTCTTTCCGATCTCCGATAGCTCTGTAACATCCCCAGCGTCTCGGATCTCTTGTTCGCTTGGGATTCCCAAGTCTTCCGGTTCCGTTGTGGTTTGTTCGGAAACCACCTCCTGATCTGGTGACGGTTCGGCTATGTCATGCTGTGTGGTACAACGGCAGTTGACTCGATTAGAAGGTGGCAAACTGACATGTGAAGGGTACGGAACCAAAACACCTTCTACGTTGAATAGGCCATCAGCACCCTCAACGGGGCTCTTGGTCGGGTGGCCCATCGCGTAATGGGACTCTCTGACAAGCTCATCGTTGGAATGAATCCAATATTTCAGGACCTTCATTCCAGCTTGTTCTAACTCCCTGCCTTCGATTTGATGACCTGAATTGAGGGCCGATCCGTACTCCGTTCTGGCAATCCGCATCGCCCGCTTGCGTGAACCTTCACCCAAACGGTATTCGATATCGTCTGCAATACGCCTAGATCCGCGTTGCTGGTCGATGTTGTACTTGACTGCCTGCTCTATCTCTCTCCGAGTGGTGTCATTGATCTTGTCCCACCACGGTTGACTCATACTTTCCGCTACTGACTCCCGTATCGCTTGGGTAACGTCGGGCGGCAGATCGAAGTCTAGCAGGGCAGCCAACGCCACTTCATCAGGACTGGCAGCCTTGGGATAGAGTCCATACCGAAACTTGAATAACGCCTTCTCAGCCAGATACCCGCTGACTACCGCCTCCGTAAGCGACTTGGTGGCAGTCTCTTTTAGCTCCGCGTCCCAATCCCTTGGGCGAAATGCGATATCTGCAATCAACTTAGCGGCCCCGGAATCATGAAACAGCGTAGGAGATTCCTTGAGCAATCTGCGGATCGCCTCCATCGCGGACTTGATCTGCTTACGGAAAAACCGCTCCATCACGCCCGCAAACTTGATCTCTCCTTCTGTGACTTGCTTATACCAAACGTCCCATGCCATGCGATGGAACGCCCGGCCTTGCGTGAGGCTTTCGCGGGACTTCTGAGTAGTCAGGACGTAGAGCGGCATCTTACATTTCCATCTGGCCGGATTCCATGACTTCTGGATCTATCGGCTGTAGAGTAGTGTCATAGTTCCATGCCAACGCAAACGTATTCATCATAATGGACGCTGCTTTCGCTGCCGATACGTTTGTGCCCTTCATCGAACCAGCCATCTCTATAGCACGTTCCACATCGTCTATTTTCCCGGCGTAGAAATACTGACCGGAAAGAGAACCTAGCTTAGACTTTGCCGCTTCGGTATCTTCGGGAGTCCTCGGGAGCATGACGCAAAAAGAAGACCCGCCAGCTCTACCAAAAACTCCGTCAGGCTCGCCGTTTACTAGCTCCGTATTCTTAAGTCCAACTCGCATGAGAGGTAACCCGAACAGTGCCATATTCAGGTCCTTGCCAGCGGAAAGCGGGTCCCACGTAGGTTCGGCTTCCGGGTCCATCGCCATGCCGAATTTCTTAACGTACAACCACTTCCAAAAGAACTCGGGGCCTTCGGTGGCGTTGACCGATATAGCCTTTTCAAAGGTATCCGGCGACGAAACCCAATCAAACCTTTTTAGGTCAGACCGGCTTCCGTTTTTCGCAAACATAAACGCCTGGAACAACTCTTCGTCCCTGATATTGAGTACATGCGACTTGGCACGCTTCCTACGCTGATGCAGGACTAGCGTTCCTCCGTCTCCATACGGCTCAACTAGCAGGCTGTGAGGTGGCATGTTTTCGCCGATCAGCTTTGCCAGTGTTGCATTGAGTGTCCCGAATGGTGGCTTCATTGTTCCTCTTCGGAAGCTCCCTCTTCTTCTGCTTCAACGGCTGGGATCATGGAGCCCGGCATAAATACTGCATTGCCACCAGGGAGCGGCGTCAGACCGTCGGCTATTCTCCGTTCGTTCAATGTCCAGTGCTCTGTTTTGTCGGGAATACCCTTTTCTTCTTCCACTTCCATCGGGCCAATATTAAGGACGTGTTGCCGGAACTCGTCCTTTGTGGCCGCCTGTTGCTTCATGGCTTCAGACCACTCTTTTAGTTTAAGTTCCTGATCGTTTGCCTTGGCCTCTTCCAGCCATACAACGTACTTGCCGCCCTGCTGCTTAGTCAGCACTTGGCCCATGAAAGAGCCTAGCGGATTGATTACGTTGTCAACAAAGTTGTTTTCTGCCGCTGCCGCTTGGGCTCTGTTGGCCCCTTCGATCTCGCCGGCTACGATTGGATTCAATCCTAGCGACTGGAATATGCGACCTTTGGTGGCCTTGCCAGACTGGAGGAAGTCCATCTCATGCGGCTTATTACTTATCGGTTCGATTCCGGCAATCTTGGCGTCTAATATCAGAGGCTCTCCGAAGTTGACAACCCCTTCATACATATGCCTAACCGCTTCGAGAATTTCGCGGCGTTGTGCCGGTTCAAGGTTGATCGTTTCCGGTTCCTCCCCTGCCATCCATGCCTCTTCCTTGCCAACACGAATTGCCATTCCAGGGAAAAGTCCGTTTTTGAACAGCCGCCATTGAGCAGTCTGGATCGCCTCGTCTGCTGCAATCGCCTCAGCCTGGGATTGCGTCGGGCTTGTCGTGTTCAGCGGATCGGCCGGGCTGGGCAAAGGGAAGTAGGCCATTTCCTCCGGTGGCACTTTGAACTTCCGCGAAGTCTGACCCGGTGGTGAGACTTCATAGTAGGCAAATAACTGATTCTCCGTGTGCTTCGGCTGTACCCAACTTGACGGCAAAGGCCATATCCTAAGGCGGCCTTTCTCGCGTGGCATCCACCAGAACGCCTTGCCGGTTAGCTCCAAGCTCGCCACGGTGGTGTAGAGCAAGGACCATTGAACCATCGCCTCGTTGGGGTCTTTTAACGCTGCAAGTAGTTCGTGGTTCTGAACAAGCTCCACCTCTCCGGGGATCTCTTTCACGTAGGGCGGGCAGCCTTGCCGTTGGTTCCACTTCAGCCTTCGGCCTAACCGCAACCCCCGCCGCTCCATCATGTCCCAATCGTAATCAGCAGCTAAGGGCCTGCCGACGTACATACACAGGCCGGCTAACCGGGTAGCGATTCGGTTGATGGCCGTATATACCCAACCGTGAAAGTGTGTGTATTGCTCGCGGTGCCTAAGGATCTTGTCTCCCCAATTCAGATTTCCGAACGTACCGCCGACGTTAGCAAGGATCGGGTTTGTGTCCATGCTCGCCCGCGTGAACATACCCGCCGCGTTGGACTGATATGCCGCGACCCGAGAGCGTCTGTCACGAATGGTTCTCTCAATGAATGATTCAGCCATTTCTCTTTCCCGTTATTCTGGCTAGCTCGCCCTGCATAGCCGCTATCTGGGTGTCTTTTTCGTAGGTCGCTTGGTACTTGCCGATGATCCGCATGAGTTCTTCAACTTCCATGCTGCGGATGTTCAACTTGCTTTGAAGGTGTTCGATCTCACTTTGCAACTGGCCTTCTTCCATGCCATGTGTGCGGGTCTTGTCAAACCAATGCCTCCGCTCTGTCTCTAGCAGATCAGTCAACTCAGACACTCGCCGCTGTGTCTCTTGTAAGTCCGCTCTCAGTTGTTTGATCGTAGCCCTTAGTTCTCTGGTGTTTTGCCTCTTGTTCCACCAGTCGATTATCGCCCTCATGCTCGCCCTCATTCTGTTTGGCAGGGAAACTTGATCTTCCTCTTAATCGTTTGTGCGGGGTTTGCGTCCGTCGTGATCGTGATTAGCAGGGTATACTCACCCGTGGCAGCAAGGAACCCGCTGGCCCGAAACTGTACCGCCTCGTTTGCCGCAACGGATACTTCGTTAACCGTAATCGCGGCACTGTTTCGCTTGATGCTGCTGATCGTCAGGTCGCTTGTCGATTGCTCTTCAACCGTAGGCGTGCCGGTAAGCTTTTCACCATCGTCTAAGCAGTCCGCAAACGACACCGCGAAATTACGTACTTCCCCTTCGTATACCGGAGGGTGTTGATCGGCTACTAGATCAGTCATGGCTTACTCCGGTGGGGCTGCGAAGTGCATTTTCTTTCCGGGTGCCGTAAAGTGCATCAACCTACCCGGAACCGCAAAGTGCATCCGCTTGCCGGGTACTGTAAACTCCAAGCCCGGAGCAAACGTTGATACACTCGAACTGCTGAACTCCTGCGAGGAACTACTAGAAGATGAAGAAGAGGAACTGAACGCAACAGAACTCGATGAAGAAAACGACTGACTACTGCTAGATGAAGACAGCCCAAGGCTTGACGATGACGACAACCCAACGCTCGATGAACTGAAAAACATCGAGGAACTGGAACTGCTGGATACTGGGGTGCTAGTTAATGGCAGAGTATCCAACTCGCCGATTGTCAGCGTGTTGAGCTGGTCGATGGTGAGCGTGTTCAGGGCCATGGATTACGCCTCTACGCCGCCCTCAAGCTGCGGCAGCGTCGCACTGAGATGCAAGTACATCTGCCGGCGAGCCGCGTTGAATAGGTCGCCAAACGTCGAGACCGTCTGTGGCCCCTCCGGAAGCGGCAGGGCGTGGAGTTCGGCAACACTCGGCAGCCGCGGCCAAATTGACCCGGCCGCCATCAGCACCGCGCCAGTTTCCGGGTCGATCTGGTCTTCCGCTGGCACGGGGTCTTGAGGATCAGCCAAAAACCGTACCACAAGATCAGGCTGTTTTTTGCCGTTTTCGTCCGGAACAAACGGTTCCAGAACAATCTCGTGAATCGCGGCTGATGGGTGGGGAAATCGCATCTCTCGGACGCGAGTTATTACGTCGACCTGCACAGTGCCGTCGATTGGAATGCCAGCCACATCGGCCAGCGGTACGAACTGAGTTTGCTTGATGGCCATGTCACGCTCCAGTGAATGGATTAGGTTCGGGGGTATAGGCGGCTGGCTGCTCGCCAGGATGCTCAGGTAAATCGCCCCTCAGCGGCCATGACAGCCGCTGCCACTGGCTAAGCTTGGTGCGGTAGGTGGCCATCTGCTCCGACCACTTTTGCCGCTTCGCGTCGGCTGCTTGCACCTGCGACTGCTGATCTGTGTCCCAGTCCCGTTGCACGAGGTTGGCACCCGTCCGAGCGTTGTATGCTGCAAACGACTCGACGATTCTCTGCGTCCGAGACTGCCAGTGGATCTCTCCCAGGTACTTATAGACTCGCTTGTCGATCCAGTCGTATCCAGGCCCGACCTCGTACACTTCCGGCGGCGCATCCTTTGGGTGAGGCGAAATTTGGGTGTCGGTCCCGGCGTCGTCGGTGAACCAGAGTTCGTTGGGCGTGCTGCTTGCAACCCATATCTGGCCGTAGCCGGCAACGTCGACGTTGGCGGCGGCCTGTTCTTTTACGAGCATTGTCCCTTCGAGTGTGGCCCCGCCGCTGTGTACTTTGATCTTCGGGGTCCATGCACCGTCGTAGACGCTCAATCGGAGGTCGCTGCCTGTGCGAATTTCAAAATACCCAGAAAGGCCAGCGAAAGCGGAGTAGCTAATATTGGAAAGAAGATATGCCGTCTCGTCTGTGTTGCGATAAAACGTAAGCTTCCCACCAATCGTACCTCGAACACGGATTTGACCTGTGCCAGCTCCGCCGCTCTCGCCAACAGCCTCGACCTCGGCATTAGGGGTGTCAGTCCCTACACCGACTCGCCCATCGGTGAGGAGGTGCTGAGAGCCAAGGTCGACGGCCGACGCTGCGCCGGTATACGGCACATAGACGCTGTGAGTGTGCCCTGGATCAGCCGTGCCCGAGTTGAAAAGGTCGCGGAGCTTGGAGGCGTTCAGGGCGACAATATCCCCACCGTCGCCGGTCAGATCGGTGACTGGCACGCCGGGGGCCGCGTCGTCCGTTACACAGGCAACGCCGTCGATGATCTCTTTTTGCAGGGCCATGATTTTGCCTTATCTGATAAGCGCTAGGTGACAACCCGCTTTATCTACCTCCGGACTACTCCTCATTCATCGGAGTTATCGCACGGAGCCCCGCTATCGGCAACGAGGGTGTTGCGGGAATATCCCTAGTGCTTGGGATTAGATAGCCCGGTTTGCGGTGCGGGCTGAACTGCCAGAGTGTCTTAGAGAAGTGGCTGTTACCAGCCAGGCCCTGACTCTCTTGCCTGTCCAGGCTTGCGGCCTGTGAGAAGTTCGGCAAGGGTCTTTTTGTTTTCGTCCTTGGGCTTGTTGGCGGGATCGTCGCGGTAGACGAGGGATTGCTCGGATCGCTGACGTTTGCGGTTGCGAGCCTGAAAGATCAAACCGGCATACGCTGCCGTGTCTACTTGGTCGGCAAACTCACCAGCCGGGAACAATAATAGCTCGTGTTCGTATCTTTCAAGCCAAGATGCTCCTGCCAGATGATAGACTAAACCGTTTTCATACTGAACCGCGATTGCAACAGCCCGCTTCGACTTATCGCCCTCCGCTTGAAGGATCTTGAACGGTACGCCTTCCATCGCACCCTGTTGAATAATCCCATGCCCGCTAGCCTTCTTTTCGACGGCGGTAAACCTTGAGAGCTTGTGCTTGCGGCGTTGCTCTTGGATCGCGGCATACTGCCTGGGGACCGGCAGCCTTTCGCGGTAAATGTCAACGATTAGCAGTTTCACGGGTGCAGGCGTAATGCAAGCGGTCAGCACAACCGTCCATGCACTGGTGTCTTTAACCTCAAGGGCTGTGTCGACGGTCTGAAACCAGAAGCACGAACGGGCGGGCACGCGACGTATCCTGCCGTTGTCATTGAACACAAACACCCGCCTCGTATTGCCGTCGTCCCGGTCGATCTCCTCTTGGAAGTATCGAAAGTAACTCGGGGAAAACATGCCGCCTTCAGCAGGTGCCGGGCGTTGCTGAAGTTGACCGGCGATGTTGTAGCTATCTTCTAGCTCGGATACCAGATCGTTGACAGCCTCTTCGTTGAAACGCTGGGGCCACAACAGTTCCCCGTCCTGTGTACGCCAGTCCTTGACCCCTAGCGATGTTCTGGACGGAAAGGGATGGTCGGACTCGTAACGCATCGGGAAGCACAGGACTTCATAGCCCTTTTCCTTTCGCAGCAGATGCCCGATCAAGTCGTTTTCATGGATTCGCTGCCCAATGATTACCCGTCTTGCTTGCGGAGTATTGCCCCGCGTGCTCATTGTGGTTGTCCACCAGTTACAAGCCGCCTCCAATGCCACGGGACTAAATCGGTCATCTGCCTTATGTGCATCGTCGACTATGATGTGCGAGCCGCCTTCACCAGTAGCCGATGATCCTACGGAGGTAGCCATACGAAAACCTTGCTTGTCGTTCTCGTATCTGTCTACGGTGTTCGCGTCCCCTTTGAGTTTGAACTTGTCGCCCCAGTTCTCTTGATACCAAGCCGATTCGATTACCTCTCGGCACTTGCGGCTATCGCGGCGGGCAAGGTTTTGGCCGAAGCTAGAGTAGAGCCAACGGCTTTCAGGGTCATGTATCCACGTCCAAGCAAACCAGAAAACGGACGTTAGAAGCGACTTCATTGTACGCGGGGGCACGGCGATAATGAGCTTGAGAATCTCGCCTCTGGTAACGGCTTCTAGGTGCTCACAGATTACCCTGATATGATTGCCGTCAATGAACTCCGTGCCCGGCTCAACTACGGACCACGCCTGTTTGCAGAACTCATGAAGGCTTTTCTCTGCCAGCTTTCGCTTGACGATCTTGACGGCTTTTGTGCTCAGTATGATCTTTTGCGGTGGCATGTCCTAGTCCAAGTGCCCGAATCTCTGTACGTATTGGGCTAGCTTGTCTCGCATGGTTTGGAGTTCTTCGCGGGTGGGTACGCGAGGGCCGATCTCGGCTAACAAGTCGTCACTGAAAGACTGCTCCATGCCCTCTGCAAACCAGCATTGATAGCCCTCCTCTGGGAACCATTCGGCTATACACCATTCGTTCCCATCGCGTAGCCGAACCCAGTAGTATCCTTGTTCCCTTTGATCACTCATCAAAACATCCTCCGCTGTTTAAAGCTACCCTCCCGCTCGCCAATCTTCGTCAATGTCAAACCGCCGACAGATTTCATCCAAGACAAGAGGTTATCCAACGGCTGCCCCTTGAATCGCCTGACAATCGGAGCCGCGTCGATGATCCGCTCATCGCGGATGCATACCTTGACAGTAAACTTATGGCACGACACCCACCAAACTTCGATCATCAAAACATCCTCTCTTGCTTCCAGCCGTCCCGTGGCGGGCTGATTACCTTGACCTCCGACTCCCAGGTATCCGGTTTGTTCCGGTTCTTTTCTTGGAGCCACAATAGCCGCATGACGCGGGACTCGGGATCGTTTCCCTCTAGGTCAGGATCGTTTATGCGGCGGGTGGATATGGCTTTCATTACGCCCATCTAATCACCTAAACCATGAGTTATCCGATACCATACCTCACCCGGCAGTTGCTTGCATACAGGAAACCATCCTGACGTTCCGTAATCACGGCACCACGCCGTATCTCCAGTTAAAACAACCTCCACAAGGCGGCACCCTACGTCGGATGGTTTGTCTCTAACTAGGTAACGGCCGCAAGTAATTTCGTTTCCATCAGAATCTATTACTTCGCTCATCACTTCTCCATCAGGCAATCGCCATGTGTGTTGTACAGGTCGAATTGAAACTCACAGTCCCGCCAGCCCTTGCAGTTGTAGCAGGTGAAGTCCTCAACTGAAAACTGGCCGTTGTGCTCTGCTTTGACGTACTCGACCAGTTCTTTTAGGGTTGGATCGGCTGGCAGTTTGTTGCCGGGCTGTGCGTCGAAGATCGGGTCTGTCATCGCACACCTCGCTTCCTCATTTCACGCTCAACAGCCGCGTTAATCTCGGCGGTTATCTCTGCCGAAATTCGCTTGGCTATAAGGACCGGTGGCGGGGCAGGGGGTGGTTCCGGCCGTGGCCCCGGCTTCGCGTAGCCCGTACCATCGCACCCATCACAGGGTACACAACGCCAAAACTGCCACCACTTACGGCTTGGGTCTGCCATCATCCCCGTACCTGGACGAGGAGCCCCGAAGTATGATCCGCACTTGCTGCACCCGTTGACCGGCATGGGGTCGCCCTTTCTAATCAATTCTCGTCTGCCTCCTAAACTCTTCCGATTCCACGACGGGAATGTCCTCACCTTCCGCCGCTCGGATTGCTAACTCAATCGCCTCTTCGACGGTGTGGGCGTGCTGAGTGTTGCCCCAACCGCTATCTGCTCGGCCATCGCAGTTATCGCACAACTCTACTTCTGAATCGCGGTAGGCTCCAGCATAGAAGCCGGTCAAGCCTTGAACTGCTGAGTGGGGGCCGACCTCGAAGTTGTAGCCCCGCCTAACCAGTTCCAGCATCTTGTCCCATGTGGTCATTGAATCTCTTTCCTAGTCATCGTTTCCAAACAGCTTGATTGCCATGCTGGCACAAGCCATAAACCCAGCCGCAAACATGATGCTTGCTATCGTCGCCGTCTCCAAGCGATTAAATGCGTCTGTTGCAAAAAACATCGCAAGGTTGGCCACGAACAAAACCACGAACGCTAGGAAATGAGCTTTGGCACTCATCACCACCCCGCCTCTATCAAGAAGTCCAACAGAAACCAGCCTACCACCAGACCGGCAATAACGCCTACCGCACAGTCCAGTGGTGGAGCTTGACAGAACCCGATATCCAACGCGGAAGCCATGCAGCCTATTGCGGCACCACATAGCCAAGCGGTTAGCTTTCGATCTGACACAGCACTTCCTCCCGCATGTCGCACTCCCGGCCATCGTCCGAAATTGTCGGCCGCGAACACCGGGAAGCCCCAAACCAGCCAACCTTGCCGCATGGGTTCGTGTGGCCTAACTGCTTGGCCTCTAAGTCCAGGTGCTTGCAGCCCTGACAGGTTGCAGCGTATCCAGGTTGTTTGTGCCAGAGTACCGGCATGGTTTCGCCCTCGTACTAAAGTTCTGTTAGCCCGTTAGCCATTCTTTTCGTTCGACTGACTCACGCTCGCCAGCTTCGGAACAATGACCGCCTTGACGATGGTAATGCAGATAGCCAGCCATACACAATCCCAGAACGGAATAGACTGCCACTGTGTTGGCAGAAAACCGAAGTACCTCTGTCCAATTCCGTATACCGACCATCCCAGCCAGAACGGCACCGACATGGAAACGGCCACCACGAACGAAACTGCCCACCCGATAACCGGCAATCCGTTAAGCATCGCTTTTCTCCTGTGTTTGCTGCCCTGTTACCTACCCTAGTGCAAGTTTTCGTTTCGTCGCTCGCGTGTCCCTGCTTCCGCATGATCTACATTGTACATACGGCATCACGCTATCGGCATGGAGAGACAGTACGCCGCAATCTCGGCACTTCCGCTCATGCACTGTGTCGGGGAGTGCTTCGACTACCGTTCGCAGATATTTCAATCGCCACTGGGGCCTTGAGGGGCGTTGCGGGAATCGAACCCGCCATAATGGGATTGAAAGCCCATCGCGGCACCTTGCCGCTAACGCCCTCCCGCCTACTCTTCTAGCCAAGATCGAACCGCCGTTTCGCAGTCAGGGAGGTAGGCGAACCTCCCGACCTTTTTGGCGAGTTCCGCTGATTGTACTGCCGTCTTGGCCTTCTGTTCGACGTGCCGGTATGGCACGCCCTTGACGAACGCCAGAGCTAAATGGGCTAGTCTCGCCTCTGGTTTCACCCGCAAGGCCCGATGGCAGGCTAGCGTGGCCTTGACCTCGGGGTTCCGGGTCCGTCGCATCTCATGCCGGATGAACCGGGATTCAGCCGCCAGAGACTTGACGTTAACTCTCAGCTTGTGCTTGGCTACGATCTTCATGGTGTCTGCAACGCTACTCATGGTATAGGCTCCTCTTGGACTTCCTGGATTACTTTTGCGGTCTTGCAACTGTTTGGATTCTGACCAGAACGGAGCCGGTTCTACGGGCCTCTGCATTCACTTCATCTGGCACCTCCCTTCCTTTTTGCTTGCTGCCTGTTTGTTACTGCCGGGACAAAACAGATAGCGGTGCATCAGCAACTTTAATCCGATTTTCCCGCTGCCACTTCAGTGCTAACTCGATATGCGAAGCCACCGCATCGCTCATTGACGTGTCGTCCGCTTTTTCGTTGTGAGCTTTGGCCCATGCTTCCAGCGTTGCCACAAATGCCTGGTCGCTGGCTCGAACGAGAAACACCGGCTCATCTTCCGCTATCGGTGTCGATCCTTCTGACAGCAACGACGGGTCATTTAAGGCCGGGTCTTGGATTCGGTTGTAGTCTTTTCTGGCATGTATCATTTATTGCCTCTCCTGATTACTATTGATCCGCACACGGGACACACGGCCCATCTGTTCGGCTTTCGCCCTCCACAAAAACCAAGGCGACGGGGCCGATATGACCCCGCCGCCTTATAGTGTACCACACAAGACTTAATCGGCATCGCCCTCGATCTCGTCTTACGCGGTCCCAAGTTCCTCTGCAAGGGCAGCGTCAACGGCCGCTTGCTTGTCGGGAGCAGGAGTTTCTGCCGGGGCATCGGGGGCAACCGGCTCTGCAACGGGCTCGGGAGCGGGTTCGACCGGGGCCACAGTCAGCCCCAAACCCTCAATCGTCGCATCGCTGCGAGCCTTGTTCAGGATCGGCTCAAACGTACCCTGGGAGTCCAAGTGGGCCTGAGCCTCTGCCTTTGTCGTGATGCCAGCCGCCTTGAGCTTGCCTGCAATCACGCCACCCAAGACCGCCAGTTCGTCTACCGGCGTAGTTCCCGGATCAACTCCATTAGTACCTTCCACAGGGCCGCCAGGAGCTTGCGGGCCTCCTTCAACAGCCGGTGGAGTCGCAGGGGTCGCGGGTCCATCGCTCACCTCCTCTCTGGCCTCGTCGATCTCGACCTTCGGACGCTTGGCCCGATGGGTCTTGATCTCTTCCGCTACGGCACTCTTAGCCGCCTCAACCAATTTATCGGCGGCCTTGTTAGCCCGCAGCCGGACTTCGATCTTCTCGGCCTCCTCAGCAGCCCTCACAGCCGCCTCGTTGCGGCCCTGCACGGCATGGAAGATCGCCACGCCTCCATAGGCATAATCCCTTAGTGCCTGTTCGTAGGCGTAAAACTGGGCAGTACGCCCCTCAGTTTCGCCCTGAGCGGCGATTTCATCACCCAGGGCTTGATACGCCTGGACGATAGACTTTACCTCCCGCTCTACGGGCGTCACCCGCTCGGGATCGGTTACGCACAGGCTAAGAGCCTTTTGCACGAGTTCTCCGTCAACTTTCGACATAACACTACTCCTCTATAAAGCGGATCGCCCTCGATTGTCCAGGTGTTCTCGGCTTGGGACCTTGGGTCCTATCTCGTCAAACCACGAATCGTCAAGGTCGTCATCATCGCGTCCCGGCATCCACCATCTAACCCCATCCCATTCGGCCACAATCCACTCGGGATCGTGCTTAGGGTACAGGACCCAGTAGTACCCCTTATCTCTTCCGCTCGTCTCGTTCGATACCCTGAAAGACACCGCATCGGGCCTTTCCGTGGCGGCCTCTCCCGGTTGCAGGTATTGCGAAAAGTCTACGGGCGGGGGTGGAATTGGTTGTTTTGGGTTCATCGCTCTGGACCTAGGTTAGTCGGCCCCCATCGAACTACGCGAGCTTGAATCGTACACGTATCGCTCTGCCCCGTCCCTGCGATACAAGGCCCACATCAGACGCCTCGCTGTACCAAGGTTCTGGATGTATGGCAGTTTCAGCTTGCTCGCCTTGCTGCTCACTGTCATCTTTATGCCGTTTGCTGGACCGCCGATCAAGTGCACTAGCTCCCCTGTCATAACTGTTTGTCCCCCGTCCACTCTATGTAGTTTTTCGGCAAAATCCCAAAAAATGCGTTTTCCTAAATGCTTGCCCTGCAGGGGTTTGCGAAAACCATCAATTTTAAAAAATGATTGCTAGCAATACCTCACAAGGGTAAGAAAAAGGCCGGGATTAAGGCTCCCGGCGGGCCTTGTTTCAGGATCAATCGCAACAGCCGCCGTTGTCATCCTCGCAGCAGTCATCGCCGCCAACCTGCTGGAACGGATGACGCCGGTCGAGGCGGGCGCCGAACTGGTCCGCCGGCACGGCTGCCTGACCTGTCATAGCATCGACGGCACCGCCAAGGTTGGTCCCACCTTCCAAGGGATCTACGGTGAGACCCACACCTTCGCCGACGGAACCTCGGCCGAGGTCGACGACAACTACATCCGGGAGTCGATCCTCGAGCCGATGGCCAAAATCCGCCAGGGTTACCAGGCGGTCATGCCCACCTACAAGGGCCGGCTGAAGGATCAAGAGATCACCGCCATTGTCGAATACCTCAAATCGTTGAATTAGAGACGACCTTCCATGTCCGATATGCATACCGAAGCTCGCGCCCCGGCAATCGGGATCGTCGCACTCTGCCGGTTTCGGTTCCGGGTCCATAGTTCCTCCGTTCAAAAAAGGTATCGCCCTACATAAGTCATAGTGTGAGGCTTCATAGCCTTTGTCCGTCAAGTATCCCTCTTCGAGCAACCATTTCAACCGGGCAAACTGCCGGTCGAGTACCTCCCAGGGTTTCATGGCGGCACCCTTGGCTAGAGGTGGTCGCCCTCGTGTCTATGTTGCTGCCAAGCCGTCCATTGGACGGCCAGCTTTGGTCCACGTCGTAAGAGCTTTGTCCAATGCAACCGCTGGCGTTTCCCCCTCGTCCCAGAAATTCCCACATGCGTTGACATGGGCTCGCCAGACGTTGCGGCCACGATAGCTTAAACACGGATAGCATCCCTGTTTAACAAGCCACGTCAGCCGCTCATGCAAAAACACAGACTCTTTCTCTGCCTTCTTTTTAGTCTCTCCCATCGCCCTTAATCCTCCAGCGGTTCCTGAAACAACGCAATACCGTACCGCTCGCATACCTTGCGGCATCGGCCGAAGTACCACTGATCCTTCTCTGTGCCGTTCACAAGCAAGATGATTGCGGGCTTGCGGTTCGTCTCAAGAGCATATTCCAGGGATTGCCCTATCGCCTCTGTGAACTTCGACGCCCGGTCGATCTCGTATGCGTAGACGCTACTGGACGGCAGATAGTCCACCTCAATGCCGCTGGGAAGCCTCACATCGATCTCTTCCCTGGGGTTGGTGATCCCATACTTGCCTGCCATCCGATGGGCCGCCTCGTACTCCGACTCGCCTGCAAAGGTAGACAAAGCAAAGGTAGACAAAGCAAAGGCCAACAGCAGAACGAGTATCAGGATATCGAAGAGATGGCGTTTCATTTAGCCCTCGCCGCTTGGAATACCCGGAAAAATAGCTTGCCCTTGGCCTACCCCACGATACGCTTCCTCCCATGCCTGAATGATCTGCCGCCGTTTCTCTTCGTCGATCTGAGGCAAGTAGACTAACCGGAGTTCTCCGGGGTTTAATGTGTCGCTCTCAATGATCGGGATGCCGAACAGGTCGATCTTGTGGCCGGTCGGGTCAGTCATTTTGCATCACAGTCACGTTGATTTTCGGAAAGTCCATCTCTCCACAAAGGAGTGGAGTCTTAATTTCTGGCCCGTCGTAAAACTCAATCGGGCCGATATGGTGAGCCCACGTCGTCACACATCGGCAGTTGACGTTTCTGGGAGGAAGCGTGCGGTCAAATACAATCAGGTCTGGATTACGGGCCAACTTTTTCATGGCCGACAAAACCGATTGATCCGCTTCACTGGCTGGAGATTTCTTCCACGGCACTAAAAGCCCGGCCACCGCTCCCGCAAGAGCCTTGAATAAGTCCCGTCGCTTCATGTTAGAACCTCTTTCTCTGGGCAATCCTGCCCCAGCAAAGCCTCTCCGACGTAGCGGTACAAGGCGAACCACGCCTTACGCTTCTCCGGACCCGCCATTCCCGGCAATCGGATTCCGCCGACACCATCAGATAGCTTCAAGGCATCCAAGAGGTCCGACAAAGCCGCCTTGACCGCCTCCCGGTCCTCTGACTCCTCTACCTCCAAGATTCCTAGCCTGTGTTTCGGCTTCGGTTTGTCGCTTGTTTCCCGTATGTAAATCCCCGCCTGATCCGTTCGCACCCATTCACTCTCAGTCATCGCTCTCCCCCGCCCAAGATTTCCTAAGAGCCGTGTTCCCCAAAAATCAAGGTAGACCACTTGAAAGCCCATCTGAGGCCCGCAATTTCCTTAATGCGGCTTTCCACCTGCAACGCCCTCTGCTCTGCCGTCACATGATCCCAGGGACCTAACTCCTTGTTCCGCGTATGCACCCGCAAGGCTATGAGGCACTGTTCCTCCCCCTTGTCCGCACTCGGATACCACGGCGGGACAGTCACAACGCCCTGAATCATCGTCTGCCCATGCTCGGTCAGAACCATGACGAATTGATCGTCTTGGAACTGCTCCAACGCTTTGACCAACTCGCCCTTAGTCATCTCTCTCCCCCGGTTCACTGCTCTCAACATCCAAAACCACGCCCGCCGCTTCCCCCGCGTTCTCCAATAGCTTCGTCACGGCCTGCAACTGCTCGATGCTCAACTTCTCTACCGCTAATTCTATCTGCTGATCCTTGATCTCGATGTTCGTGCGGTGCTCATAGCGGCGATCCGCGTACTTCTCTGGCATCGCGGCCTTCATCAGGAAGATCAACAGCGTATCCGAATACCGCCGCCTGATCCCTACCTGTTCCCCGCCTTGATAGATCGGCTCGTCTACGCCCTGTGTAGCTCGGCGGAACGCTTCCAGTTCCAGGTACTCGCAGGCGTATTGCTTGGCTAGCTCAAAGGCTGCCCGATATTCATCGCCTTCTGGGCTTGGATCATTGAGCCAATTGTTGTGCGTACCCCGGTTAATATCGGCTGCTTTAGCGGCTTGTCTGACGATACCGATCTGAGCGAACGCGGTTAGAAAGGCCCGCTTTTTAGGGTGTTGCAAATGGCTGAACTCATCAGCGTATGCGGGTAGTTGTTCGGTAACTGCCGTACTCATCGTTAGTGTGGTTTGGTGCTAGTGTATTAGGGTAGGTTAGACTAAGGGTATGCTATCATGTGCATTAGTCATCGTCAAACCGGAAGCATCTAGTGGGGCGGTTCTTTTGTAGTGGCTTGCTCTGCTGTTTGGGTTGTGTTTGGGGTGGCGTCTTGCTGTACTTCTCCCATCCGCTTGTGTTCGGTGGCGTGGCTTTTGGTCTTAGGGCAACACCATTTCCAACTATGGCAGTTATCTCCATATGCGACATTTTCGATGATTGCCGCTCTAGGGTCACCTCGTCCCATATTTTCCCGCAGAACGTCTTATAACTTTCTACTGCGACCGCAATCATGCCGTCGTTGTATTCTCTGTCGATGCGGACCTGATAAGCTTCGCCGTTGTGCCACAAGATCGGTTTCCACCGTGGTGGCGTGGCTGGCGATTGTTTCTTCGTTGTCGTGGGGATTCCTACCAGAGAGTTAGGGATACCTGCCAGAGAGTTTTTGTAGTAATCGGCCACCCATTGAGTATTCAAGCACGCGAGGCATAGCTCGGTGCCGCCGGCGATGTACTCCTTTCCACATTCCTTGCAGACAGGCTTTTTCGGCTTGGCGGCTGCCTTTAGGCTATCTACCGCCTGCTGAGTGGTGACTCCCTGAGAAGCGAATACCTGAGCCACCTTGGTGAGTCCGATGGCCTGCTTTTCTGCTTTGGTGGGTACTCGGAGGGTATGCCAGCCGTCACCGTGGTTCTCTGATACGTACCATGTGGCAGGCTCACAGTCCGGGGCGAAGATTTCCAGGGTTAGGCGGGTGTCTGGGATTATTGCCAAGTGAAAAGAGGTCTGTACTCTCAGCTTGCCGTCATAGGACCATTCCCACGCGAGAAGCTTAGCCTCCCAAGTGTGCGCTTTACCGTGTACGGTGATCTTCCCGACCGGAGTGCTGTAGTAGTCTGCCATGCTAACCTTCGCGTCTGAAATGGGGTATTCCTGACCGTTTACCGTCAGTGTGGCGTTGAATCCCTTTGGCATCAGAAAAGCCTTTTCTGCACTGACTTACGGGGCCTGAGTGCCGCCTTGAAACGCTCGATTGCCCGCTCGGGTAGACATTCCGCCATCGCCAGAATGGGGCAGAGTAGTTCCCTGCCTTCCCAGCCGTTGATTCGCTGGTTCTTCCACCAGGGAGGCTTGGGGCGGTTCTTATCTAGCATACGAACAACCAATGCCGCTTTCCCGCACACTCGGGACACTCTACGCCGTTGGGTGTGCCGTCTGCAAAATCTTCGTTAGCCAATACCCACGGACTTACGCCAGTCGGGTGCATCTCGTTCAAGACTTTCGCAGCCTCTTCGGGCGGCAGATCGGTGCAGACCGACGCAAAGCACAAACCGACCGAATAGGGCTCTACCGTTCCAGTGTTCTGAGCGATCATCGCAATTTCTCCTGTAGTTTTTTCAGTTCCTCATCTACCTCTTCCTCTGAAACCGCGTCCGGTTGACGGTGGCGTAGCTGGTTGACCTTTACTCTATCGTAGTTCTCCGGGTCGAACTTCTTTTTAAGGGCTAACTGTCCCGCAAGGCTTGGAAGGTTCTCGGCATGGCAGTGATTGCAGACCCTCAGCCATGCAGCGGGTTCTTTGACTGCCGCCGCTCGAAAAGGTCCCCTGCAACATTCGTGAGTTTCGAGCCACCTCCAATCCGCGTAGGAGTGGCCCTTGCCGCATATCCAACAGGTGTCGAACTGCTTTCCCCATTCCGTGCGGGATATCTTCGCCGTCAACTTCTCGCCCTCACTCGTCAAAGGTTATCAATCGACTAGGCCGGTACCGCTCAGAGGCTCCTGACTTTGATTTTGTCGGCATCTTACAAGTCCCCTGATATCGCGTAACTGTAAACGGTTTGCGGCTTGCCTTGGAAGCTAAGCCCCTTGATCTTCTCGACTCGGAACGCTACCGTTCTCGGGTAGTTGTTTTCAACCGCCTTGATCGCGGCTAGCTTGGACGTGGCAGCTTGAAGAGATACGCCCTCCCAAAGGCCGGTGAACCTAATCATCCACACCCCAAGAGGCTTAGATTCTTTAGACATCGTTCTCCCCTGCAAACATGCTTTCGTATTGCTCTCTGGTGTGTGGCCAGCATGGGCCATCCTCTGGAAACTGCCTCTCACACGCTCGGGCACACTCAAAGCAAGGCTTCTCCCAAAATCCACAGTCGCTCAACTTACCTGTGCCGAAAGTCGAACATCCATGAATACCAGTACTTACTTTGCACGAGTGCCCATCTGGCTTAATGAATCGCTTTTCCATTGTTTTTTCCCTCATAGTAAGTTTGCGTTGACCCACTCCACCTCAGCAGCAATCGCCTCAGACCGTGAGGAAAACTCACCAAGCTTTGGCCCGCCGATAATCTCAGCCGACCACATGCACGGCCAAGAGCGGGTGAACTCTGCCGCCCGGCCCTCATCGCCAAACCATCGTAACAGTCGGAAGGCGAGCCGCAAAACCGGATTGACTGGCAATACATGGGACACTCGCCGCGTTTCCCCGCCTAGTTGCAGTTCCGGCGTTGCGATGTAGCGGATCTTGCCCGATTCGTCGATGTCGATGATTAGCTGGTCCATTGTCGCCCTTTCAAAAATGCTCTGACCCACCCCCGCTTATCCTTCTCCCTGTGGTGCTTTCCCTTAGTCCTGCGAGTAGCCAGAGCGTGTGAAAAACCCGCCCGGCCGGGACCGTAGCCCCGACCGGGCTCCCCAAACCTGTTAGCCTCTGGTCTCTGCACCTGTCAAGCTTCGCCAGTCAACCCACTTCAAGCCTAGCGGACCTTCTACGATAACAGTCGGCCTTGGAGTCCAGTACGGCCAATGACTGGCCATGCAAACCTTAAAAACGCGATGCCATATTCGTGGCCATCCACCGTAGTTGCTTGCAACAGCTCCCGGCTTTTCACAAGTCCGAAGGTATCCGACGATCTTTTCCCGCTCGTGTGCCTTACCTTCTTCGTTGCAACAAAGGCACGCCCAATGTTCGGGATCATCGAATGGGTAGTTCCAATCAATGCCTACCCGATGAATTGTGGGCAACTTTTCGACAATCGTTCTGGTGTCTATCGCCGTATCATAGTCCGGGGTGTACGGCATTGTCTGTCTCCCATCGAAAAAGGTTAGGCGGTAGTTTAGCCTCTGCCGTGCTTGAACTGTGCCAGTGTGTTGTTTACTCCGTCATTGTAACCAGCCCGGTAAATCTGCTTGAGAACGGCAACCATCATTTCTAGCAACTTCGTCGCCGGCAGGACTTCTCCCATGCTAGTCCATGTGGCTGCCGCGTGCGTGATAGCATCCACGGCGTAATCCGGCAAAACGCCCGGACCGTCCTTTGCCTGCTTGTCTAGTAAGCCGATGGCTTTGCAGGCTTCGTCCATAAAGTCTTCTCTTCGCATGTATCTGTCCTTATATCTCCAGTGCTAGTTGAAACGCATCCCACGCGAGTTGCGTTGCCTTCTCCGCGTAGTGCTCCCGGATGATCCGATCCCTTGATAGGTCGATACCGTGGGAGCTAGCCCATGCCTCGAATAACGCTCGGGGATCTTCATCTGGCTGTGGTTCGCTCGGCCAGTCCGTGAACGTCTCGCGGTCCATCGCTTCGGCAGCTTCGTCTTTCGTGATGAAACCCTTTTCGATCAACCACGAAAGCAAAGGACCTTGCGGGCCGTCGAACGAGTACAGATATTCGGCAACCGCGTTGAACGAAGAAGAATCGCCAAGCACCCTGACCTCCATCTTGTCTTCCAAGATCATGCCCTTGAGGTACTTGTGATAGAGCACCTCCAGTTCGACAAGATCGGCGGCATAGAATAGCGTTTCCCGGTAGGCTGTCCGCTCTCCGTCTGTAAGGATCTCACGGAGGCGGTATGTCTTGCGGGCCATGTTAGCTCCTGTCTATCTCTCCGGGTGGCACGGACGCAAAACAGATACGTTCCACGTAGACGCTGTGAACCGTCCCCGTCTTGTCATCTTCGACCACGCCTACGGGGATCGGCATGGAAACCTCATCACTCTGGTTGTCCGTGCCCCATGCGTGAACTATGCCGCCACGCCACGGAGCCAAGTCTTTCCGGTACGGGGCACGCTGATACCAACATGTTCTAGGTAGTCCCATGAATCACCTCCTAACCTGCTGTCTGACAGACGGCTCTGGCAGGTAGTAGTCAGAGGTCTTCTTATCCTCCGTCACCTTGCCAAGAGCCTTCTCAAGGTCCTCTGTAATCGACTTGCAGGATATCCCCGCCACGCCCTTAACCGTGACTGTGGAATTGCCCTGCTCGTCGATCTCAACAATTACCTGTTCGGGCATCGCCGGTTCCTTTCTGAATTTCCTTGCGGCGGATAGTCGTTTCCGGTGGAGCGATAACCCCAATGGAAACGCGACGGCCGCTGATCTGTTTCACAATGACTCGGATATCGTCCCCAATGACGATCTCCTCTCTGGCCTTCCTTGTTAGCACTAGCACGGGTCTTTCCCTCCCTTGTGAAAACCTTACCTCACTGCGACTAATCGAACCTTACCTCCCGGCACTTGCTGTTGCACCACGCGGAAGCCTTGACGGGATAGCTGCCGCTTGGTCACTTGTGTCGCGTATTGTTGCTTGAGTTTCCCCAAGCCGGGGCCACAAGCCGTTTCGAGCCCCATGCCGTTGTTCCAGTTATCGTAAACCGGCACGAATACGCCCGGCTTTGACGGGTGCTTATAAATCCCGATGTCATAACTGGCACCAGAGACTCTGATAACCCCAGCGTCCGAAGTGCCGTAGCGGTCAACCGGGATTCCGTTGAGGTAGGCGGCATCGGCTCGGGAGTAATCGTCTTGCCAAGAGTCATACCACCTCCATCGACTCGCGTCCCGATCATACTCCAGCCCCATCGCCTTACAGGCGGCTTCCAGGGCTTCCAGGCTGGTGATCTCCAGTTCGACGGTTGCGACGTGTGAAATGATCCACCTCCAATCTTGTTTGGCTTATTGTACCTTGAGAAAAAAACCGGGCGGCCAGCCGTCGTTAGACTCAGCGGGAATTCTTGGCTTTCCCGCGTACCGACCGCCCGGCAACCCCGACACCATTACCTCGGACGCTCCACATCCAGGTAGATGGTGATTGCCTCTTGCAACCAGCCGACCGCATAAGCGTATCGGCCTTCCCGGTCTTGTGGAACGTGCTCAATATTGCTGGTCCCGTTCAGGATCTTGCGGGACTCATCCAAGGCCCACAACAGCCGTTTTCGCTTCTCGGCTTCCATCGCCTTTGTAATACGCCGCTTGATGCTGTTTGCCATCAGTCATCCTCCCCGAATGAAATCAGCCGCGTAGGTCGGTCCTTGACCAGCTTAGACAGTGCCTCTTCGCACCGCTTCATCTCTCCTAATACCTCAGCGGTAGCCTTGCCGTTGGACTTGAGCAAGCCTGAATCCTTACCGGCCAATACGTTTTTCGCCTGTGCGACCAGACCTTCAAGCTCGGCATCTTCGCAAAGGTTTCTGTGTTTGAAGTTGTCAATGAACTCCAAGAGGTTATCTACGGCAGACGGAGCAAGGATCTTCTTCCCGCCCCCGCTGATCGACTCCAGCCGCTCGCGGAGATGCTTGACCAGTCCGGCAAACGCCTCGCGTAGTGCCGCCTGGATCTCTTCGCTGGCGTTCTTTAAGTCTTGCTCGAATTTCTGGCGAGCCTTCTGGCTCAAGGCTTGACCGATCTTGCCTTCTCCCGGTGGCGAAAAGTCAACCAGCCGGGAAACGACTTCAAAGGCTTCGCGGAGTTGTTCCGGTTCGGGATAGTCAGCGTCTCGAAACTGATCCTTTAGCCTCACCTCGGCCTCTGCCTTGCGTTGCGGATATGCGTCGATGAACTGCTCTACCGCCGCATTGAACTCTATTTCCGCTTGCTCCAGCTTACCGTAAACATCCTCAAGCACGGCAAGCGGGACCATGTAGCTGCCTCGTTTGAGCGGGCAGTCTAACGCCTTGGCTTCGACGTAGGATCGGAACTGGCGGACCACGGTTTGAATGACGCGGTATTCCTCCGAGTCCAGAATTGCTTTGGACAATCCAAGCATCTCTTTATCCGCTTCGCATGTCACCTTGGATATGTCCGCCCGGCGACGGATTCCAGGCCGCTTGAAGGTCACGTCTAAAATCACGCTTTCACTTATCAGCTTGTTTCCATTGTTCTCCGTCATGGGTGGGCCTCCCATTGTTTAGAATGTCGGGGTTTGGTTTATCTACCCGTGGCCTATCGCTCGTGTCTTGCGATTGGTAGTCGGGCTTGGCTGGCGGTAGAGTCCCGCTTTGCTGGCGGACAGATACCGCTGATTGGCTTGCCGCCGTAGACGCTCGATCTCCTCTTTCTCCGTCACGGCAACCGGCGTGATGTATGCCGCCGCTTCCTTAATCGGAAGGTCCATCCGCCAAGCCTTCTCGCAACATTTTTTAATGTTCCGGCCAACCCAACCTTCATCATCCTTGTGGGGCTTGTCGTCTAGTTCATACCTGTCTAGCCACACTTGCCAGATGGGTTCTCGTTCGGACTTGTCGGGAAGATCGAAGAAGAAGCAATCTGTGAATCTCGACCTCATGGCACCGCTTAGGCCGTCGTTACTGTTGGAGGTTGCCAACCACAGGGCCTCAGTTCCGCCGACCGCTGACACCACCTTGAGGGCAGCACGAAGCGTCTGTTGACTTTCGCCAACCAAACTTCCCTGCATCGCCCCTAGGTCGATCCTCAGCACGATCCGGTTGAACTCCGAACCGACCGCCTTGCAGAGTTGCGATTTTCCACAGCCGGGGACGCCAAGCAAAAACACTCCGTATACGTCGTTATCCTCCATGAATTGGAGTAGCGTTCCCTCCTGATCCTGATTCACGCCGCTCATGTCCTCTCTTGCGGCTAGTCCGGTTTTTTCGATCTCATCCAGCCAAACGATAACCTTTGGCGGCCGTCGTCCTGTCATCAGCCGCGATAGGTATTGCTTGATCTGCTCCAAGCCTCCCAAGTCGGAGAATTTCCCGCCGCCGCGATGCACAGACAACCCTCTGGTGAGTTCAATCTGCTTAATCTTACTCTGCCAGACATGATCCAAGTCGATTCCATCGGGCCTGATGGCCATCGCAATCGCCTGCTCTGCCGCGAAGGCAGACAGGCCCGTGACGGCTTCTACCGCTCGGGTAAGTTCTTTTTCGGCTATCGCCGGTCGGTCGGGCTTGGCTTCCGTGGCCAATGTATCCAGGTCCTTGACGATTGCCTTTAGCTGATCTTCGTCCGGCAAAGCCTCGTCCAATACCACAACGTCGTCATGCAACGCGAGCGGGATATTGAGGATCGGGGCAAGCAGGATCAGCGTTCGGGCGTCGTGCTTCAGTTCGTCGCGGAGGTTCCATATTCCCTGGATAACAGACGGGTTTTGCTGCTGGCCCTCAAGGTAGTCGTGGGCGTTTTGCATGAAGGCGATGCACCTGGACGGCAAGGCTTCGACCAGCCCTGCCAGAAAGCCGACGGGGTTGCCAATTGTCGGCTCGCGGCCCTCAATTTCATGGGCAATCGCTACCGCGTTTTCGGTGACTGGACGGGTTCCGCGAACCACGTCCCAAGCGACCATCTCTGCCCCGCCGTTGATCGACTGAGCAATCTGCCGGATGGTTGCCCCTGGGTCGGCTGTTTGGATTGCCACGAGTGGCACGGATGCACGTCGAGCGTGCTTGAGTTGTGTGATTAGGTCCATCATATGCCCCCCCCCCGCATCTGCTTTGCTTCGTCACGAAACGGCACACGCTCGCCAATCTCTGCAAACTCATCCTCTGTGAAGTTGTCGGCACATCCGACTAGACGCCAAACAGAACGAGCGGGGCGGGTGAATTTCCTCAAGTATGCGATTGTCCAATGCTTGCGACCCTTGAGCCGCACGTAATAAAAGCCTTGATCTCTCATTGGTCTGTCCTCGGAGTTTGGGGTTTGAATGGTGCCGGTCCCGGCTGTCGTTCACTTCACGTAAAACCGCCTTACGTAGACTGGTATCAAGCCGAACAGATACCAGCCTTGACAGCGAATCAGCGTCAATCCGCCGTTTGACCTTTCCGTCCATTCCTTGTACACAAGCATGGTTTGCCCTTTCTGGTTTGAGGGCTCATCGCCCCGATAACGCTTGCTTGGCGATTGACGGGGTGTCACATCCATAGACGCAACATCCCGTGCCGTCATGGTCATAGTCTGCGATCTTCTGAAGTGCTGCCTTCAAAGCGTCCGATTCGGCTTGCAGCTTCGTAATCTTGGATTGCTGCGATAGCACGCCATCACAGAAAGGGCCGCAGATATCCTCCGAATACCCCTTGTCGTCGTTGTACTCGTAGTCTTTTCCGCACCGCTTACAGGTAGCCATGTTTTAATCCTCCATAAGTTAGAGTGAGTGGAGCGGGCAGGTAGCGAGCCTGCTTTGCTGGGGTGGTCGATATAACGGCTTGCAGTCCGCTTGGCTATCGCTGTGCGATATTGTGGCTCATTCTTCCACGCCAACTTACTCCCGCTGCAACGGGCCGCTCCCAGGCGGCACCGGATGAAACCGGCACCGCGTAGTGGAGAAGGGTTCTGTTGTGTTCTAGCCGCTCATACACACCCCCTTTCTTTCACTTAACGGGTTCAAAAAGCTTCAGTGATTACGCCCCATTGTATCACGCACTGGCGTTTTTCAGCCTGCTTTGCCGCCTCCTTTTCCTTTCGAGCTTCTGCCATTCGTAGCCGTCCCTATCCCTGTCGGGCTGTAGCCTCTGGTGCCGCTTTTCCAGTATGCGGCACTCCACTACGCCGTAGTCTTGCGGGCCGTCGCGGAATAACTGTATCTTCCGCACGGTCCCGTTTTCCTGATGAAGTTCCACGATTGAATACCAGCCGTGGTCATGCACCGTCTGAATGGTTCCGATTGCCAAGCATGGCACTACGGCTGATTCTTCCACGATAAGGACCTGGACACGATCTCCAGGCCCTACGTTGTTGTGATAGGATTCCGATGGTTGAATCCCGATCTGTCTGAGCATCTGATTTCTGATCTGTCGTGAGGTTAGCATGTGCATTATTCCTTCATGGAATATTGGATTACCCGAATCGTTGACTTACTTTGCCTCTCCCGGTTTGACGGGTGCCTTTACCCTGGACAACTTCGCTTCGAAACGCCGAACCGGGCCGTGTCCGAAACAGACGTTTTTCGTGGCGAAGTTATCGACGCTCTCAACCTGATAGCCCCCGCCGATCTCCAGCGATTCGCCAACCGGGAGGGCCTTCAAGATCGACTCTTCCAGTTCATCGCGGAGGGCGTAAAGCTCCCTTATCTGCTCTTGCACCGCCCTTAGCTTGCGGGCTTGGCGGGCGATTTTTACTGCTCTTTTGTCGTCTGTCATGGCAATCCTTTCGGGTAGGGGTTAGCTTGCAGCACAGAGGTACAAAATCATTTTTTAAAATTGATTTTGGGCCGTATTTCAGTAGTTCAGAGGGTTTAGCTTCCTCCCTGAGTTAGCTGGGCGGCAAACGGTAATGCAGCCCGTTCATCGCGGTGAACTCGTCACCAGACTCTGGTTCTTCCTCGATAATCCAGCAGGCAATTTCCTCCGCGATGTTGGCTGGCACGTCGTCTGCGACGACCGCCCGCCACGCATGGCCTACGCCGCTGGGATCGTGCTGCACTTTGTGGTTGGTAATGATTTCAGTCGCGTTCATCTCTTCACCTCTCTTGCTTGGGTTCAGTTCTCATCACGCCACCCGCCCGCGCCGCAGTCAGCGGAAGCCGACCCGGCGGGGGTGGAGGGCGACTACTTCTGCGTCCATTCCGGCACGGTACGAAGCGACCAGCCGGAAAACTCGCCACTCTCCTGCCAATACGTGATCCGCTCCAAGCTCACGCGTTCAGGGTCCGCAGGCCACTCCAGCACAGGCGTCCCATGCCCTCGGGGCTCTACGTCTTGTGCCCCATACTCCACGGCACGAGCATGGATTGCCTGATACTCGGCGAGTTGCTGCATCACGCCGTTCGACAGATCGTTTGTCTGTTCGGCGGCCATTTCGTCTGAAAATCCCATCATCCACCTCCAGTCTCAGGTTACAGGTTCAGTCTCAACACCCAGTCCCTCTCGGCCGCTGGTGAGGCGGCCGGTGGGGGCGGGGTGCTTAGCGACCTGGACAGCGTACCGCCGAATCCCAGTCTGCCGATCCTCCTCCGTTTCCTCGTAGGCCAGCCCTGCTCCATCATCGTGGAGCTGCTCGCCGTGCTCGTCCCAAAAGCTCGGGCCGTAGGCGTTGGCGTTCTTGCTGGCAATTCGCATCGCTCCAGCGTAGGTGGTCGCGGTGCCTTCCTGCTGAGTCGTTCCCCGCCAGTATCGCACTCGGACTTTCATGGCTCACCTCCAGAAACAGGGTTGAAGTTGGTATCGCCTTCCGGCATCAGAGGAAGCCCAGCGGGCCCGGGCGGGAGGTGAAACGCCGCCCGGGCTTTTCGGGGTAACCCGCCCCTAGCTGGGGTCAATCGTCCAAGAATAGACGCCATCCGGACGCTCCACCGATCCGGTGCCGGTGTAGCGGCCCTCGTCCTGCGGTTCGTCGGCGATCGCGTCCTCGATAGCCTCGTAGGTTTCGTCGCTCGCATCTTGGTCGGCACCCAGGATTGCGGGGCAATCCTCGATAGTGCCGTTTCGCAGCTCGCCATCCCCTGCCCATACTCCGTCGCGGTAAATGCTAATCTTCGCCATCTCGTCACCTCACAATTCTCAGGGTTACATTCCCGCACACCGGCACACCCGGCGCCACGGGCCGCCGGCACAGTCCGGGGAGACCTGCCGGGGGCCTGGGGCGAAAAGGGTCAGGCCATCGGGTTCAGCCGCTCGCGAGTCTCGGGCTTCATGCGACCCGCCAGAGCCTTCGCTACCACGTCGCGCACCGTGTACTTCGGCCTGTCGTGATACTCGATGTGTCGCAGGTAATACTGCAAACCCTCTTCGATCGCACGCTGCTCCTCCGGCGTGATGTAGAGCCCTACCGTGCTCCACTGCGCGACGGACCCACGCAGCTTTTCCTCCGCGGCTGCCGTCACGATCTCAATCACTTTGGTTACGGTCGTCGTCATCATCGCACCTCGTTTCTAGGGGTTATTCCCGCGAACGCCGCGGGCGGGCGCCCTCGGGAGTGTCCGGAGGGCGCGGCGCTCGGGGCGGTGGGGCTAGGCTCGCTCAAGTCGAGCCACCGTCTCGTAGTGGTCGGCAAAGAACTCGGCGGCCTCCTCGTCGGTGGCTTCAATCGTGTATTGCTCGCCTCCTTCGTACCCAATGTTAGGCCCGGCCTCCGAGTCAAACACTGGCTTTCCGAGTGTCGTCACCTTCCAGGTTGTGGTTTCGGCCATGCTACACCTCATCAATTCTCGGGTTAGGGAATTCGAAACCGCCTCCACTCTCTGATCTCGTACTCACTCGCCTCTGAGCACGTCGTCTGGCGTCCTGTTGGCTGTGCCAGATCGTCCACTCAGTCAGGTCGCTTTCCAGTCGGGAGAGCGGAGGCGGGCCCGGAGGCCATGGAGTCATTCTGGCACTGTGCAGCCATCGCACAGCGATTGAAACTCAGCCGCATCCAGCCAGTTACACAGCAGGCGATATAGCAGGCTGCCGCGTTTGACCGGCTTGACCCGCTGGCGGCCCTTGCGGTCGGTGAAGATCACTGTATCGGGCTCTGGATCATCCAGTTCCCAGTGTTCGGGGATTCGCGGAGAACTCCAGCCGTCACCGGTCGAAGGCTCCCAAGCGGCACTCATGAAATACTCCAGGTCAAAATCACCGTTGTTCGTCTTGACGGTGATTCTGCCGTCCGCTTTGTTTCTGGTAATCATCGGGTCTGTCTCCTGTTTGGGGGTCCAAAAGCAAAGCCCGGCACGATTGCCGGGCTGGAAGAGGGTCGCGGGGTGATCACTTTCCGTCCTGGCACACAATGGCGAAGTAGTGCGGTTCGCCCCGGTCGTCGAGCCAGCCAAAAATCCGGCCGTCCTGGTTGTGGATCGAGCCGCGGATATCGTCGAGCCCGTCCGGCAATTCGTCCACACCAAGTTCGTACAGGTCGCCGTTGACGTTTTGGTAGCACTCATTTATCAGGTCTTGTTCGTCTTCCCAGCCCTCGCCAAAATCGAAGAACTGCTGGTCGTACTCACCAAATCCGCCGTTGCTGCCCTTGATAGTCGCTTCGTAATACATCGTTCAGTCTCCTAAGGTTTGGGGGTAAGCGGGCCAGAGGGTCGCAGTCTAGCGGCCCTCAAGCCCACCTGCCTAAGCAAGTGGGGTTTGTTTCATTCCAGCCACGCCACCGTCGCCATTCTTTCAGGCTTGGTCCCCGGTACTGTTTCCGGCTCACAGGTCCGGCTATTGATCTCCGCTTACTCTTCTCCTCCCCAGGTCGGCAGGGCCTTATGAGGAGTTGTTTTCGGCGGCCTTCGGGTTCGATCACTCTCCCCCTCGGGGCTCGGTCGCGTTCAAGTTGTCAATGAGCGTCACTCTCAGTCTGATATCATTATCGGTTTTCCGATAGGAAAGTCAATAGGGGAACGGGAAAATTTTTGGGTTTTCTCGTAAGCCCTAGAAAAATAAGGGGTTAGACCGCCGATTTTTTTCTGTGAGCGGTCGTTTTTGACCGTTTTTCCGGCTCGGGAACCAGCGAATCCACGGAAACGCCCAGAGAACGGGCCAAAGCGGCAGCGGTTGACAGGGTAGGCTGGTATTTTTCGGACAATAGCTCGCTGATGATGCTTTGTCGGACCCCCGATATCGAGGCTACCTCTACCTGTGTACGCCCCCCCATAGCGGCCCTTAGACGTTTCCCGAAGCTATCAGGCTGTTTTATCATGTTCGTCGCCTCCTTCTGACATATTGTATCGGCGGCCCGATTGATTCCAATAGGGATTTTTTGTATATTGGGGGGAGTTGAGGGCGAAAAAAACCCGGCCTGGAACGGACCAGACCGGGTATCGAGAGGATTGACGGGCCGGATGCTTGGTCGGCTGTGCGGCTCGTCTTATGCTAGAGGCTAATTATATCGTGTCGGATACAATTGACGCAACCCGCCACCGGGAGGGTGACGGGGAGCAAAAGACTTGCTCTAAGACAACCCAATCTCTAGAAACCCTTAGACTAACTCCTTTGCTCTGCCCGAATCGTATTCGGGTTAAACAGGTTTTCGAGAGGGCAATCCGAACCGTTTTCACGCGATGCAAGGTCAAGGCTTGCGAGGTGTGCGGCCCGCGTTGGGCAGACGAGCGGTATGCTACTTTCGAGCCTCACATCATAGCATCGGATCATCTGGAATGGTTGCGATTGCCTTATGACCGATGGGATGCTTTCTACCAGAGGCGATACCGCCGCAAACAGTTTTCGTTCGTGGGTATTCGCTTCGCACCGGAACAAGTCGCCGTGATTACCTCCCATGAAATCGGAGGATCGGTAAGGACTCATGACCAAGCTACGCGGCTTTTGCGGTCCTTGCTCAACTACGCCCGTAACGTACCCGGTAGGACTCTTCTTCCAGGTCGATACTGGCCGATCCCGAAAAAACTTCAGAGGGAATCAGAGGAGACTATTGGGAAGGCGATAAAATTGATGGGAGTCACGGCCGAGATGGAACTTGAGGCGTTAATCCTTGTGGGGGCTGTATTCACTGAGAAAAGCTACCCCGATGGAAACTTAGTTCGTGAGTACCCCAGAGAGTACGGGGAAGCGGTAGACCGGGAATTGAGGAAACTACTAGCAAGGGAAAGGAGGGTGGCATGAGCGACGATGATCTAGTATTTCAGCACCTCAAGGAAGCCGACTGCTTAAACGAATTGCACGAAGGTCTTACGTTGGGCGGATACCATCTGAAACTCATCAATGGCAGAGTGGTTCGCGTTCCACGCTGGTGGAATCCATTGACGTGGTTTCGCAAGCCGCTTTGGGTGGTTACGTATGTTTTTGAAAGGGACGACGAACCATGACCCTAAGAGTCAGAGCCACCGAACGACAAAAGACCGCCCGGCTGCGGTTCTACTGCTACACTGGCAAACTGCACGAAACATATCCCTATGTCATCTGCGATGCGGAAAAAGAACCCAAGGCGATTGCCCGGTTCAAAAACTCTTGTGACGCCGGGCTGTTTCTAGAAGCTAGGCGTGACCAGTACATCAAGACAGGAGAGTAGGCATGACACGGACAAAAAAAGAAGGTGGCATGAAGTCCAAACCTCACAAACGCCGCGACTGCCCCTGTTTAGATTGCCTCCTCTGGTGGCAGGTGCAGGATAGCAACCTTGATGTATTGCTCGCCGCCTGCAAAGCCGCCCTGGAAGACTGCGAGAATGACCAGTGGGAAAACAGCCCACTAGCCAAGCAACTAAGGGAAGCCATCGAACAAGTAGAAGGCGTAGCATGAGCGACAAACCACCGGGATTCCAAACAGGCTACGAAGCCCGACGCGACGACGGGGTGCCCGTCGAGGGCAACCCCTACAAAGCAGGCTCCATGCTCTGGAAGAACTGGCTAGCTGGTTGGCAAGAGGCTGACAGACTAACGCCGAAAGGCGGCGACGGGTTCGGAAACGCCTGCCCTTTCTGTGTGCTGCACAACCTCCCTGAACGGAAAGACGATATGTACCGGGAAAAATGGGTTGCTGACATATTGGATGATCGCTCTGTGTTGACGCTCGCTCTGGACGTACACATGACCACGCATGGAAGCATTGAGCGTGGTAACTTCGAGCAGGAAAGGGATCTTCTGGCTCTGCGGCAGATTGAGTCCACTTGGACGAATCACGGTCGTTGTGATTTCGACGATGCCGTTTTGAGTGTTGTTCGAGCGGCCATCGCTGAGGCGAACGAGAAAAAAACCAGAAAGGGTAAACCCGTGAAAGAACTACCAGAATGGTTCAAGGAACTCGCCAAGCAGGTTACACAAGACTGGAAAGGATACAAAACCACCGATTTAGGCGAGGCTGTGTTCGATGAATTCGACGAACAATTCACGTTGCAAGCCGCCGAAGTTGTCGGCCTGCTGATCGAAAAGGTAACGGCACTGCAACGGGAACTTGCCGAAGTCACGAATCAATACGTGTCACAAGGCAACCGATTGGCCCAACTGCTGTCAGATCAGAAAGCCAGAGACAGGATCGACCGCAAAACAGCAAAAGAACTTGCAGCCGAGTGGGTTGCCGAATGGGTTGCAGACCCGGTAAACGTCAGCGAACTAGGCAACTGGTTCACTACTCGAATCATCCGGCTACGCTCGCACCATGAGGACACACTGGCGGAGGCACTACAGGAAGCCGCCGACGCCGGCAAGCACGAATGGGAGTTTGCCCGCCGCGACGATGGTTCGTGGTATATCGCCAACATCGACCATGACGAAGGGCTTACCAGATTTTGCTGTGTGGTCGATAACCTCGCAGACGCCCCCACTGTAATCCGCGATGCCACCAAGCCCCCGAAGCCCACATCGGCAGAAGCGGAAAAGCTGTTCGCGTCGTTAGAAGCCAATCTTCGTCTGTACCCCGCCAGTTCCGCCGTGTCTGCAAAAGAACTTGATATCCTCAAGGCCGCCGTCGAAGCCCTGAAAGAAAAAGAAGCAAGGGAGAAAGCCAATGGGTAGGCAGATCGTCAAACAGCCAAACGGACTCTACGCCGTCTGGTCTAGCGTGGTAGACGACTTCGTTCTGATCGACGCCACACCCGATGAAATCATCGACGATGCCATAGCCGACGAATCGGAACGTATCCGCAAGCACCTCTCCGAAATTTTCTCCAAGATCGAATCGGGACAGCGTGCCTATTACCAGTTCACAAAGGGCTTTGACGAGTGCGTTGAACGTATCCGAGAACTGCACGGAAACGACTCCGAAAGCCTCAAACTGCTAGGGATCAACGGCCAGCAAAACGGGTAAGCATCGAACCCCGAAACGTAGCTAACAAATCATTTTTTAAAATTGATTTGGGGCTGTTTTTTGCTACCCTTGGACGGTTTAAAGGGAACTCTGATATGGGGTACTTCGCAAACGGAACTGAAGGCGATATCTACGCCGAAAAGTGGTGCAGCCGATGCGTCCACAATCAACCGGATGAGCCCTGCCAAGTCTGGATGCTACACATGCTCCACAACTATGAAGAGTGCAACAAAAAAGACTCGTTCCTACATGCCTTGATCCCCAGAAACGGGATCGAAAACGAGCGTTGCCGAATGTTCGTGGAAGGCAGGCTAGTCAGACCGCATGGCGAAATGCCACTATTCCTGAACGACTAGCTCAGCCAGTCGGCTAACGCAAGCTCAATACAGCGGCCCTCTGCTATTCCTGCATCATTCTCCATCGTCCGAATCTTGGCAATCGCCTGATCTACTATCGCACGCTGCTCGGCAGTCAGCATCAACGGCCTCGACCAGTCGATCTTGTCGCCCTCGAAAGGCTCCGCTGGCGGCTCTGGGATCGATTCCTTGAAAGCATCCGGCCACAACTCCGTCAAACTCACCTGGAACTCTGGACCGCCCCCCAAGCCCTCTAGCAGCCCGTCCAATATCTCCTGATCGGTTTCCGCTAGGCTGGTCAAAGGGTCGAACGTGACAAGGAACTTTTTGGCCTCTTCCTCCGTCAAGTCCACCACCACAACCGGCACCTCTTCGTCTGGCGTCAGGTCAGCCCGTAAATGGCCATCTAGCAGCCCCAAACGGCCGTCTGGAAGCTCCCTGGCTACCAAGGCGGAACAGTAGCCAAGTTCCGCCAAAACGCCAGCTAGGGCGTGTTTTTGTATCTCTGGATGCCTCCGGTAGTTGCCGGGGTGTGGCACCAATTCCGAAGCCTTCACTCGCCGCAATTCCTTGACACGATCCTTGATCGACACTCTAACCTCCTCAGTACGTCGCCGTAATACTCCCGCTCCCACTCTTCACGGCCGGACCCCGTGCCGTGAGTGTCACCAATCTCAGCCACCCGGATTCGGTCGCGTCGCCACCTGCCGCCCCCAAGCATCGCATACGCCGGGTGGACCGGCAAGCCGTGACACGCGAGATAGGCAAACACATCCGCAGTGCTCCACCTACCGATAGGAGCACAGGCATTAGGAGATGCCAACCCCCAACGCATTACACGAAATCGCCGGCCGGTCGATTCTTCTGCACGTATACCCAAGATGTGCCTTTGGCGGAACTCCTTTCCGTATTCTCGTATCGCTGCATACCACCGCTGGTCTGTGAGCCGGTCTAAACTGCCACGATCAAGCATCGTCCGATCTAAGCCATCATAAGACACGAAAACCTCTTCATATGCTTGGCCGGGAAACAAATCAAAATAGATGTCTCGCACCGCATCACAGTCTGGATTGTGGTTGGTAGGCCGCAAGTGCATTAACGAAACATCCGGAGCGTAGCGTCGCAAGAGATGGGCTATCACAACAGAATCCTTGCCCCACGAAACGCCCGCATAACACGGCAACTGGTCTGTAAACTGTACAATCGCCTCCTTTGCTTCCTGCTCCCGCCGTGACATGCTGTGTTGTAAATCGGCCTCTTCGTGGTCAACCCACAAGTTGAGGTCTGCTGGTGTGTGTCTTGGAGACTCAATCAGCATCGGCAATCTCCCAAGCTGCGGAGTACTGCACACCTTTGAATAGCTCAACAATTCCCGTGACTTGCTTGTAACGATGGACCGCATCCAAGTCCATGCCAAGCTGCTCTGCTACCTCCCTTTCGTCGATGCCCTGTTCTATCAGTGCACGCACGATATCGGCGTCTAGATCGATCTGATGAACACCTCTTGCCTTGTTGAACTGAACAGTTGCAGCCATACGCTGGCTCGGGCCGTGTTCCAGTACTACTACAGGCACGTGCCGCATGTCCAACCAGTCTGGCCCTGTTAATAGATAACGATGAAACCCATCGACAATGACAAGCTTTTCGAGGTCGTCATCCCATATCGTGACAACCGGAAAACAAAATCCGTTGGAAAGAATCGAAACGCGAAGCAACTCCAGCCTGTCGGGAGGAACGGAATTGGGGTTGTACGTATTGGCAACAACTAAATCCCGATTTACTAACATAACGTTCATGCACGGGATCTTGATTTGACCGACGAACACACTTCGCAAGCCAATCTGATTCCTTAATTCATCTAGTGTATCAATCACAGCACACTCCTGTAGTACTCTATAAGTTCTTCGCGTGGGTCCGGGCGGTTGTCTATGCCGACATTGTTTTCGTAGTCGTTAAGAATCAACTGCCGACACTGCTGTCTGGCTACATATTCGTTGTCTAGTTGCTTCGAGAACCGCTTTGCAAGCACATCTTTTCCAAGCGGATCTGGATGAGTCGCCAATAGTACATCTCTGTATCTTCTCCACGACGTATAGTTTTTCGGAAGCTTCCTTGCCGCGAACATCTTGGCGTTTTTGCCAGTCTCTTGGGCCAGTCCAATTCCCTTTGCCCGCTTGAGAAGCTTTGCATACGTCTTCGGCTCAAACTCCGGGAGTTCGCAAAGGCTCTTAAAAGACCGCTCGTGAATCAGTGACGAACATCGGATCTGTGCCAGCGGCAATCCCTTGCGGAATTGCATGTCATAGATTTTGTTGTATCGAAGCTTGCGGTCATAAATGAACTTCCAAACGTCATGGAAGTTCCAATCATAGATCGGATAAAACGCCGCATTTCCATGCGGTTTCGACGTGCCGTAATAGATCGATACGCCGTTTTTGACGACCGGATTTTTGGACACAGCCCTGAACCGATTGGGGCCTTCCGTTGCTCGCAACCCTATTAAAAATGCTGTATCGCTGTAACAAGCCTCGAAGTTGTCTATCACATCGTAAAAACCAAACCCTTTTCTTTTATCCCGGATCGTTACTTCACTGCCGCGTCCCCAAGGTGGTGCAACAATATTGTTTTTGCCCTTCGATCGCATCCACTGCTTATGCTTACCCTCCTCCCAACAAAGTAACTGAGTCTCCGTGGCAGAAGTGGCGTTGGTCAGGTTGAACTCGACTTGAAGCCACAAGCGATTAGTCCATTCCGGGAAGATCGACATGAGGTATTCGACCTGATCGACCGTCGCCTGATAGACAACCTCTTCGTCCAGAAAAAACAGCCCGATCTTCCGTCGCCGCCGTGACGCCTCTTCCAAAGCTAACGCGGCTAGTACAGTACTGTCCTTGCCGCCGCTGACAGACACAATCAGGTTGTCATACATGTCAAACAGCAGCGATATCCTCTGGATAGAAGCTTCCAGGACGGTTCGCTGATCGTATCGCTGCGTAGGCTTCACGAAGTCGACCCTCCCATGCTCGCGTTTGTTGGTAGTACCACTGGTCTACTTTTACATCCGTAGCGATAAACGGAATGTCCTCTTGTTCAGACAAACTCAAGAAATCCACAACATCTCTGATCGAATGAGACACCTCGAAAATCGTACTCGGAGTGCGGAAAGACCTGTCACGAAAAAGCTGCATCCGGCTTATCTTAAATCGGTTGTTTCGCCCTACCAGATCCCGATCAGTTGTCGCAGCCAATCGATCCCTGCCTGTAATCTGATAGAGGTTCCTTGGGATTGTGTGCGGGTCTTTCGCACCCAGTTGCTCGAACGCTCTATCACGTTCACGCTGATAGGTCGCTCGCGTCTTCTGGCTTGCTTCTACGCGGATCTCTCGAAATTGAACGGGCACCTCCCTGCCTGTGATGGTGACGGCTTTAGCAACCTCACTGGACCACGGAAGACCCTTAAACCTGCTGCCTGTTACGAAGTCAACCAGCGTCATGAAATCTGCAAGATCGTCGATGATCGGCAGATATTGGAACACCAAAACATTTCTGGTCTGTGCGGCAAAGTGCCTGATACAGTTGTACGTCAGGTCACTCCGATTGCTCACCCTAAGACACTCATTAATGACCAGGAGAGTCGCAGGGTCGATCTCTTGCAAGAGGCGGTAGAATGTGCGGTACATAATGATATCTGACCACTCGACAACATCCCATTCCTCTGGCATGTCCATTTGGAATTTGCTAGGCGACAAGACCACGACCCGCTTTGCTCCCGTATCGGCAACGTGGTCCTGAATTCGTTTCACCTTGGCGTTGAACGGTGTGCCTAAGATAATCACTGTCTTCGCTCCAAAATCTTGCGGGTTCGCTCCAGCCGGTTCGGATTGAGTTCGTTTCCGCAAAAATTCAGACCCAACCGAAGGCACGCCTTGGCGGTTGTTCCTAGTCCGCAACAAGGATCTAGGACCGTCGATCCGGGCGGCATATCGCCTAATGCCCACAGCACAAGCGGCAATCCGGTTCTCTTGGACTCTGCAAGTGTGGCTTTTGGCTCTACTCCGCCGAACAAAAGCAGCACATTCGGCAACCACTTTGATCCAGCTCGGTATCTGCATTTCCATCGCTTTGAGCAAGATATCGGCGATGCATCAATTACATCCGTCACGAACCTTGTGCCAGTCTCAATATACCAGGGACCAAACGGGCAGTGAGTCTTGAATATCGTGAACAAGCGATTTAAAAACGCTTGCCAATCTACTGCTGCACCTCGCTCGCCGTTCATCGTCCGCCAGTATTTCAGGTTTGCCGATCCCCACGGCGGATCAGTGTAGATTGCATCGACCTTGCCGAATGGAAGATCCGAAGTCATTATGTCCAGATTGCTTAGCATGGTACTACCCTCTCACAATACCTGTCGGGATGCCACATCGGCGGCTGGCAAGCACCGAAATCTCGCCGATAGCCGATTAGGTCTGAGGGCAGATCGTCGCATAATGGCAGCGGACGCATCAATACCGACCCTTTCTCTGTAACTAACCACCACGACCAGTCTTCGTGCCAAGGTTCGGCCTCCCATCTGGCCACTCGTCCGTATCCGTAACTCCGTTTTTTCCCTAGCGAATTAACAGACTTCAACAGTTTGAGAACCGGCCGACGATGGGCAGCCGCAAACCACACCACTCGATCACAAGCCCGCATGTGAAGCGGCAGACGATAGCTCTTGTACGTACTGTTACTCATCGCCACGACAAGCCGTTTCTTTTCATCCAATAATCCAGCCTGTTCGACTGCGAACCGCTTTGCGAAGTACTCCACCGCCTCGTGCTGCGGAGCACATATCGGCGAGGAACAGCTTGGCACAAGCATACCGCCAATCCGCCTGCGAAGCATGGGAATATGCACTTGTCCATAAGGCGGTGCCACTTCATGACGCTGAATCTTGCCTGCCAGGCCCAACCGTTGGGCCATTTCGTATTCAAGGATCGCATCCAGGAATGGTACGTCGCCAACAATCGGTGAAGCTAAGTGTGCAGTGATTTTCAGGTAACTACTTCCACGCATCGTAGAGCCATGCGATTGCGTCATCTTTTACCCCTCTGGCGTATTCAATATACTGCTGGCACATACCGGATTGGTCAAACGTGCCTGCCATCAGCTCACACCTCAGTCGCCCATGCCCTCGTGCCGCTTGGCCACCTATAGTCCCGCCATTGTATTGCCACAGCCTCAGCGACCACAGTAACGCTCCTAACTCAATTTCCGAAACATGCTTTGCGACAAAACCGTGATGGAACACGGCACCTCGCTGGACGCATTGGCCAGAAAATATCATCAAGTTCGTTGTAGCAGGCAACGCATCCGGGCTCTTCTCCAATGCTCGTTTTCCGGCGTCGCTGCGGGTGTACTGGTATTCGCCCACAAAACGCTCTGCCGAACACAGTCGTTCCGGTGGCATGTCCATAACCATCGCCAATGATCGACGGTTTTCCTCGCAGACCATCGTGCCACGCCAAACATCCAGACTGCCTGCCAAAATCTGGTTCGGAAGCGATGCCCCAAGTAGACGCAACAGTGGCCATGTGCGATGCATTTCGGCAATCCGCTTCGTATTTTCGTGAGCATTGGACTCCGTAAGATTGCCTCCATGCAACAGGAAGTTCAACTGCGGAAGCGATAACTTGCCTGCTAAATCGTATTCGTAAATCAACCACATGATTCCGGGCTCTCGGATACATCGGTGCCGTAGTGCGTTTCCAGACAAAAACGGCAGCCATACAATTCCGGTGTCAGTATTCACGGGTTCGCGAGCGATCATCGCCACGTTGCCAGCAGTGCCGCTCATGTGGGTAAGCGGGCTAATCGCGGTGCTGATGCACTGAATCGTATAGGTGTTCATTTGCCGCCCTCCGAAACGTGTGCTGACTTCTTACTTGACTTCTTCTTGTTCGCCCATGCAGATCGAGCGCGAACCAGAACAGGAATTAGATGTGTGTGAAAATACGATAGCCAAGCCTGCCGGTCAGAGATACTCCATCCATCCAGCGTAGAGAGAACTACTTCAATATTCTCATTCGCAGATGCTTGAGATGGCGAAGCCTTTATGTGGTCTAGAACATCATTGACAAAAAACTCATAATCGGCACCCGCACTTTTTGCGAACGCAGATTGCAAACCGCTGCCTATTCTGTCCCACATCGTTACTCTGTCTAGTGTTTCCCCAAACAATGCTGGCAATTCGGCTGCAAACTGGATAGCCAAATCTTTAATAATCGCACGTTGATCGGAAGCGATCTTTTCATGCGGGTCAATCAGGCAGGCAAGACGCAGCCTGAACTCCTCAGTAGTCAATTCTCCCAACAGCGGCTTTTGGTCGGATTTCACTTTCAGCTTCCTTTTTGGAAAGAGCGAACCAGATGGCTAGCCTGGATAACGGTTGGGCTTGTACGGATAGCCACTCCGCAACTAACGATTCGTCCTGGTGATATTCTGCTACTCGTATCTGTGCTGAAACCGTCAACGGCAACGTCAGAGCGGGCTTGCCGATAGCAGCCGACAAGCGATTGCAAAGCAAGACACGTTTCTCTAGATCGACTGGTCTGCAGGAAACGGGCTCCGCCTCTAAAGATATCGTGATCGTGTCCTGAGAGTGACATACGGCAGAACGATACAGCAGATGCTTCTGCCCGCTGTCTGAAATGCAGATCACGAACGGCGGTAGCGGAGGATTAAGGCACCTTTCAAACAGGTACTTCCGGTGAGACTTTGTTGCAGCAATCGCTTCGTTTTCTGTAACAATCCACGAATAGCAACGAACCTTTTGCCGGTGTCTTACCGTCCCGTCCGGCAAAGTTACCGTGGCCTTTTCGTCCATCGCCGCCACGCAACCACCGCATACGTAGTTGCCGCCGCCCACGGTATCGCGTGAGGTAAAAGATTTTTTCACGTGATGTGCGGCCGGGTGCTTTTCCGTACATGGAGCTAGGCAGTAAAAGCATCGGTGACTACCAGCGGGCACGGGGAGCCCCCTGGCTAGTGCAAATAGAGTGGTTGCCGTCATCATATCGCCCTCGATTGGTGTGACGGCACCATTATACCAGAGAGAAACCGATTACTTCGGCTCGAACTTTTTGATCGTCACGTTGGGCGTCACGGGCTGATCGGTCAGAAACCGGAGCACGATCATCAGTACCCCGATCCCCGTCCCAATCGCTGCCGCCTTGCCGGGATTGTTTGCTATCAGGTCTTGGAAGTAGCTCAAGATCGACATGAGCGTAACAACCACGCCCGACCAGAAGGACTTGGAGAAGAATACCGGCTTCGGATCGGCTACCTTCTCCGTCTTGCCCTTGGTGTACCCATTGGCCCATGACTCGTATTGCGGGCTGCCAAACTGGTGCGGATTGGCACTGTCAGGGATGCCGTCCCTTGCGGCTCCGTAGCCCTCCCAGTATGCCGCCTTGTCGTTTACTATTCCGCTCATACTCAACACCGCTGAACCAGCGGCCTCCCTTAACCTCATCCACTAGGCCCACAATCGGCCATCGGAAAACCTGAAACCGGACGTGCTCCAAACTCCCATGCCGGGCGATAGCTCACCGGACCCGGCACAATGTACGTCTCACGGACAGACCACAACACCCGCGATTGACTCGTCTGAATCTTGGCTGATCCGTCATAGTAGATCCCCTCCGCCTCGAAACGCTGCAAGCGGTCGGTTATCTCGGGCACTCCGACCCAAGACAAACGCACGTTCTCCGATCCCGACTTGTAGAAGATCACGACTTGGGGGATGCCCGCCTGAACCATCCCTTTTCTGGCCCACTTCTCTTCGTCTATGTCGATCTCTACCAATACGCCCATCTTGCGGAGCCGTGGCAGCAACGGCTTGACCTTTCGGCATGGAGCACACCACTTGGCCGTATAGTAAATCAGCATAGGCCGCCCGCGTTGGTACTCTTCCAGGGCTGCCGCATATTGCTGCTTAGTGGTTTGGACCGTTGGAAGAGGCGTCCAATCGCTTTCTCGCAGAGGTGCCCAATCGGAACCAAACACCCCCGCAACGTGCAACAAAACCACAGCGGCAACCACGATTGCCAAGACCGTTATCCGCCACGTTGCGTTGAACATAATCCACCTCATTCAAACCCGCGAAACATCCATTCGCTGGTCTTTTGAAACAACTCGCCACACAAGTCTACAATCCACTTGATCGGGTCGCGTAGCAGCGTCCAGAACATACTCCAAGGCCAGTAGGCAGCCCATACAATCAAGCGGCTTCGGTTCTTCTCAAACGATGGCGGGGTTAGCTTGCCTGTCTCTGCCGAGAAAGACATACCATAGTTCCATTTCCAAGAAGACTCAACGATACTAGACCATGATTCCCGCAACTCTTCTGTAACCTCTTCGGCATTGTTCCGTTTTAGAAACCTAGCTAGTTCGTTCTTGTACTCAATACGCAAACGATTGAGAAGAAACAGCCACTTAGGCCAACACCATGCGACCCCAATTGCGATGTACCCGACCGCTAACCCAGCGATATGCCAAGGCTTAGTGGTTATCAGTTCCGGTAGATCGCCAACCAAAAGCCATGCGACCAAAAACAATCCAAGCACAAACGCCCCAGGACCTCCGGCTTCTTCTTCGACAAACATAATCAGCAACAAACTGATTAGGCCCAAAAGAATCCAGAACAACAGCGAACCCAATACAATCCACTCGGCAAACATATCAACCCCCTTCGTTAAATCGGCGAGAAATTCGCCCGACCAGGAAATCCCTCAAAAGCACTGAGGGCGTAGACCTCCACATCGCCCGACCGTAGCTCACGCTCTAAATCCTCCGCTCGATTCCAGGCACCTCCAGCGGGCTCGCCGTTTAGCGGGCTTCCATGTGCCGATTCGCCCCAAGACTGGCCACACCAACAAGCTTTTCCATTCCGCCGAACATAGATAATATGATGCGGCGGTACATTCACACAATACACCATATCCTTGTATGGAACCCGCTCTGGATGCCACGGTTTGCCGCCTCGTGTTGACAATAACCGCGTTCCTCGGATAGATACTTTTAATAGGTCGTAGTTTGACTTGGCTTTGCCAAACTTTTTCCCCTTGGTGTGCATGTTCGTAATGTCCGCACACAATCCAACATTCAACGCGAGCCTCTGAACGTCATCGGCTAGTTGAACAGACACGGTACTGTATCTCATATATCCGCTCTCATCGCATTGACCGTCACCCGCTACAAGAGTCTTGAGAAGCAACATTTGCTGCTGTGCGGAAGTTTCCCATACGTAATTAGGGACTCGCTTCTGGGGTGCCTTTCCAAAGGGAACCAATTCTTTGCCTAAGTCCCGACTGTAGCAAACAAACTGTGTGCATCTGCCGTACTTTTTCTCATTGAAGTTAAACGGCAATCTGCCAAGCATGGATCGTATCCGGTCGCAGTGTTCTTCGTTGCTGTTGGCAATCCCAATGTAGTAGTCAGTCTCTTCGACCTCGTAAGGTCCTCCGGTCTTTTTGCTTCCTGCTCTAGCCCTCATCCTTGTTCGGCAAGACGCCCAACCCTCTGATAAAAACCAGCCAAGGAACTCAAGCCAATCATCCATCGAAATCTCATGACCGGCTACTACGATAGACTGTACGTCGTTTTGAACAACAGGTGCAGCATTTTTCCTTATTGCAAACACTGATGGAACCGTCTCGGCTGTAGCAAACTTCCATCTGGAGAACTTCGCGTGGTCCGGCCACTTTCCTGCTATCCACATATTGTGGTTCGGTGTTACCAGAAGATCGACGCCTTTGGCCTTGAAATGGATCATCTCTCCTTCGTACTGCGATGCAACTCGGCTGATTGGCGAATGATACTCAACAGCTAACGTCTCGGGATTCAAGGTGGCTATACGAACATCCTCTGGTAACTCGGAGAATCGGAACCACCCCTGATCGGTCAACACATCCGTTTCGTTGTCGTAGCAGTTCAGGCGATACGCCGCAGGAAACGGATCGTCTTGCCATTGGATCATACACATTTGGTGGGGCCACGAACCACTCGGAATAAATACATGCCGCCCTTTGTATTCCTTGGGCTGCATCTCAAACCCTCGCATACTCGCAATTGTGCAAGGATGGTAGTTAATCAATGCGTCTCTGATCTCTTCGACGCTCGATAGCTTGGCAACAGACTTCACCGGGTTATCCTTGGCCATCTCCTGAAACTCGCGGGGCGGTCCTGATCGGCCCCATTGTTTCGCCACCGAACCGGAATAAGCAGGAACGCCCTGATCGTCCGCAAACAGTACCCCGTACTTCTGCAACGCTCCCGCTCCCCATGCTCCCGTCGATCCGTCGCTGTTGCCAAGCCGACCGTTGCCAAGGTCAGGAGCTACGCGGCTCATGCCGTAGATATACGGCGGATACCATCTTTTGAACTCTTCCTCTTGGCCTGCCCATGCGATTTCAAAAGCACTCATGTACATGCCTGCTTGAGCACACCCGAAGCTCACGCAGTCGCCTATCTCTTGCTTCAACGTCGGCAAGTGCTGCCCGCCGTTTACCCGCTTGGCAAACTCCCAGATCGGCACGCCCGGCTTATCGTTGCCCTGTCCTTGAATCACAAACGGAATTACAAGGTTCGCTCGGACGATCTGCTCAAAGGCTTCCTTTTCGTGGTCTTTCGACCAGCCCATCAATTCCCATGGCGGTTGCTGACTCATTCCGACTTCCCCTTCAATACTCGCAAGACCTTTTCGTACTTCGCAACCCATTCCCGATGATATTCCGGCCCGCCTACATCATCGGGCTTTGTCTCTGCTTTCCAGTCGCCTTTGGAATCCTGCCAGTCTGCCCATTGTTTGTGGATCTCTCGGCACTCTTCAATTATGGCAATCGCCTCGGCTTTTTCGCTCACTGCACACCCTCCAATCCCTTCGCTACAGCCTCAAAGGCTTGTGCGTAGCTCTTGTACTCTTTCAATTTGCCACTCGAATCCAAACCTTGAATGGCGTTTCCAACAGCTTCAGCCCAGGGCAACCACTTTCCCGTAGACTCAAACCCTATCGCCTGATGGTTGGCATCCCGCCACGCCTCGCGGATTTCCTTGGCGGAACTGTAAGCACCGGCCATAATTGCCGCCGCTTGTGCTTTTGTAGCACGGGCAAGCTTTCCTGCCTCTTCCGCTTTGTTGATCGTGTCTACCTTAGCGGCTCCCTCACGCGATACCCTGATAAGATCGGCGAACGGATCATCAGGGTTTGGAGGATCAGGAGGCGGGGTTGGCCCCGGAGGGTCCGGACCAGGGGGAGTGGGTCCGGGTCCGGGGCCGCCCCCGTTCTGCAATTCGTGCATCGCCCATGCTAACTTGTCCCCGTCTACGGATATCAGGATAAACGTATAAGTCCCTGGCGTTGCACTGGCAAAGGCTAGCTCGCCGTTAGATCCCTCCATCGTTCGATCAAGAGCGTTTTTCGGAACCAGTAACCACTTCAGTTTTCCGGCCGATCCATCAGACCGCATGACGGCAAGATCGCCCGCGTTGACCGTCGTTGGTCCGCTGATCCTCGCAACAGGACCGCTAGGCCCCGGCTTGGAAAACGTACCAGTATCAATCTGGAAATCACCTGGAGGCGGGCTGGTTATCCGCTCCGCACCCTGGCACACAACAGCGGCCATTAGAACGGCCGCAAAAAGAATCTTCCCCCGTTTCATTTCAGAACCCCCTAAGCTAGATCGTTTGGCTCTCGAAACAGCCTCCCTACCATCGAATCAATCCATTCGTATATTTTGCGTATCACGTACCGCCACAGTAAACGCAACAGAAACCGCCCCGCAGTCTGCAACAAACTCCAAGGCCAAAACGAGCCCCATAACGTCGCCCGGCTCGCATGGTCCCAAAGCTTCGGAATCACCGATATGTCAAGGCGATAAGTGCCTTTGTCCGTGTCCCAAACCTTCCGCACCCATTGGCTGCCTGCCCGTAAATATTCCGTCCATTCCGCTTTGAGCCCTTCGGGGATCTCGTCTACTCCGGTTAGTCCCTTGCGGTTAAGCCACTCTAACTTTTCTTCCGCATAGGCTGAGAGAGAGTCATAGACGAAGACAATCCAGCGAATCACTGACCAGATTGCACCGACAACAAGATAGACCCCGGTAGCAAAGCCCATCAATGGAAGATTGAATAGGACGGCAAAGTATGCCTTGGTGTTGCCGAAAAAGATCAATCCGGCAGAGGCTATCACGACAACCGCAACCGTCCCCTTCCATGAGTCTAGATTCATCGCCCAGATTAGGAGCACGGACGAACCAATCACAGTCAGCCACCAGCCGGGGCTTGCAGTTTCCAGAAGTTGAACAATCGGGGTCGGGTCGATCATGCTTCCTCTCCCCAATTGCTCGGATCGCTCCAGATACCTCGTCTAGCAGACCTAGCCTCTTCCTGTGCGGCTCTCTGCTGAGGAGTTCCCCGACCTTCCTGCAATCGTGCCCATCCTTCGCGTAAGACTTCAGACGCGATATCAAAACCGCCTACCATCCCGTCACCGATTACAAAACCATCCACCCGGTCATAGACCTTGATATCGACGCGGCGGTTCTCAATCCATCGTGCAAGGAACTGCTTAGCAGGCTTGAAATGTGGCCCTTGGGGATCAGGAGCCTCGCACCCGCGTAACAAGACCGTTTCCTTGCCCCACAGCCCTTGCGATATGCGAAACATCACAGAAGAGACAACGCCCCAAACCTTCCCGCCTATGATCTCTGGGTCGGGTTCCGGCTGCGGGTTTGGTGGAACTGGTGGAACAGGTCCAGGCGGCTTCGGCGGCTCCGGTTCTGGGGCAGGCGGATCGGGCTGAGGATCGGGCAGACTAGAAAGCGTCCCCAAGCCGACAAGCACAACCAGAAAGATCGCCAGAGCTAGCCAAAAGAGCTTCTTCATACCATAAGGCTAGCCCCACTCCGAACTAACACAACAACCGCACAGGCCAGAGTTAGCCCTAACGGTATGCCGTACTATTCCAGTATAGTTGCTTGCCTTGCCTTTTGGGCTTTGCCCAAAGGCCGGTAACTTGCCGCTCCATCGCGGCTAGCATCGCGTCTACCGTAGAAAGATCGTAATGATCCAACGCGATTTCCCAGAGAGATAAATAGGCGTCCGTGCCTATGTCCGATTTCCTGATAGCCTGCCAGAGTGGAGACAGTTGCCAAGGATCGGAAGCCATCCAGGCGTTGGTTTCAGACCAAACAAGGTACTTGTCCTTGAGCCGCCTACGCCGCTCGTTCGCTGCTCCCTTGCGTTGACGTGCCGTTAGCTTCATGGGCTGCCGTAGGTCGCGTCCTGGGGATGGTGAGACTCGTAGCCCTTCAAGACTCTTTCCGCAAGCACGTCGATCTTTTCCGGCGTCCCCGGCCGTGCCCTGGTTGGAACGCATGGCTTCAGGGATACATTCTCGTCTTGCAGCATCAAAGCCTGCTCTAACGGAGATTCCCAATACCATCCGGGCGGCAACGTCACTAGCCAATTAGTCAGCATCGCAACCTTGCCGTCCACCGTGCGGGTGCTTGCGAACCTTTCACGCCGGATCTTACTTGGGTCGGCAAGCCTGCAAAATCGCTCCCACATGGAGTCAACCATCTTTTCCCGTAGGCGTTTGTATTTGTCTGTGTTTCGTGTCACGGTCAAAACTTACTTTAAAAAAGAGTCCTGTTGATCTCTTTCGCCTCGGCTTCGGCCTGCCGAAGATTTTTGACAGCGACATTAACGTATGAGTCTTTTAACTCGCACCCCACAAACCGCCGTCCCATACGAACCGAACAATAACCCTCTGACCCGATACCCGTAAACGGGCTGAATACCAGATCATCCTCAGCAGACCACAACTCTAGGCAACGCTCGATTACGTCCAGTTGAAGAGGGCAAACGTGGGCTTCGTCTTTTTCGTCGCGTGCCTCTCGTTTTCCCAACTCTCCGTTCAGAGTCCTCGTTTGCCTAATGTCCATCCACACAGGAGAAGCGTATCCTCTCCAACGATGATGTGACCGCTTCTCGCCTTGAGCTTCAGCACCAGGATCGATCTCGCCGGTGTAGTGTGTAAGTCCGTCCGGATGCGATATCGGCTTCGGATTTTCTCCCGGCTTCCTCATGACAACTATGTAGTCAGGCCATCCTGTCCGACAGATGGCGGAATCCTTGACTAATTGCTGGTGAGCAAGCCCGATAGTGTGCGTCCGCACTGCTGCTAGCAGCGGGTCTTTCCAGATACAAATACGAGCATGGTAAATGAACCCTGCTGACTGAAAACTACGAATAAGATCGCCAGGGAAGTCCCTTGCTCCGATAAAACCGTCGTGTTGCTTTGTGGTCGGCAGGTCCATGCAATGGACAGCCATTGTCCGTCCTGGCATCATTACCCGATACAACTCAGGAACGAGAAACGCAAAATGATCGAAGAACTCCTCGTAATTGTGGCAGTTGCCCATGTCTTCGTGACTATCCGAATATGTAAACAGCGTTGCGAACGGCGGGCTGTAAATAGAGAACCCTACCGATTCATCCTGAATTAGTTTTATTCCGTCCACAACGTCGCCGTGGTGCAAGGTCCAACCGTTTCCTTCGTGTGTCTCCACTGGCTTTGTCTCCTGCTTACGCGGCTTTCGGTATATGTTCGCCTTCTGATGTTCACGAACTGACTCGATCAGTTTTTTTCGGGTCTCTTTGAACGCACACTCCTTTGACTCGACGGCACTAAGGGCCGTAGACTCCGCATCGCTCGTGATAAAGTGGGCGTCTACGGGTCTGGTCTGACCGTACCTCCAACACCTCCTGATAGCCTGATACGTTCTCTCGAAACTGAACGACATGCCAGCAAAAGCCATCCTGTTGCAGTTTTGCAGGTTTAACCCATACCCTGCAATCTCAGGCTTGGTAATCAGCCTTTTGATTTGTCCGTTGGCGAATCCAAACAACGCCTCTTCTTTCTTTTCCGTCTTGTGCGAGCCCCTTACTTCAACGGCATCTTCAACTGCTCGCTTGACTGCATCTGCCTCGTAGTCGGTATCCACCCATATCAACCACTGCTCATCATCGCCGTTTATCAGGTCGGCTACCTTCGCGGCCCGTGCGTCCGCCGTAAGACGCTTGACACCGTGCATCTTGGTGGCTGACACGCTATCCGTGTGCCAGAACTGGCCCTCCGGTGGCGGGCAGTTGTCAGCCGATACTTCGTGAACGTGTCTCTTTAATTCGGGAAGTGCAAAGCCATCGTCAGGATAGCCTAAATCAGACGGAGCCGTTATACACGCTGCCCACGAGGCGAGCCATCTCCAGAAGTCTCTTTCAGCGTGACCTCGTAGCCGCCACTTTTGCGTTTCTCCTGAATCATGCTTAAACCAGTTTGCGAGCATTTCCAAGCGTGTCAAAACGCCCAAAAACTCCGCATGGTTGCCTAGCTCGTTATGATCGTTCGGGGCTGGTGTCGCCGTAGCTATGAGTCGATACTTCGTTTTCCTGAACCTGTCTATCAGCAGTGTCCGCGTTTTCCCGGCATAGTTTTTCAGAATGCTTCCTTCGTCTAAAACCACGCCGACAAAATCATCCACATCGAACAGGTGAAGCCTGTCATAGTTTGTGACCACAACATCCGGCTTGTGCTTTTCAATGTCGGCCATTTCCCGACATACGGACACTTTGACTCCAATATCAAACTTATCCGCCTGCTGCACGGTCTGTTGTGCAACTGCGAGAGGACACAGTATAATGACGGGCTTGTTCTCGTGTCTTACGACCTGCTCTGCCCACGCTAGTTGCATGGGCGTCTTTCCCAGTCCAGTATCAGCAAACAGCCCGCTTCGTCCTATCCGGCAAGTCCACCGGACAAGATCGGCTTGCCAAGGAAACAATTTCGACGGGAACTTTGTTTCGTCTGTCTCAAAGCCTACTGGCTGCATAAGACGATACTTGTTGCTCAGAAACTCTCTGTACTGATCCTCATTCACCTTGTCTGTCTCCTAGAACTCTTCGATTGTCACGAACGTACACAGCCTCTCACCGCGAGCATATTCCACAGGACCTAATTCTACCCACAGGTGAGAATCTTGCCTCAGGCTTCCACAGTGAACCAGGGCGTCATTGAGTGACTTCCATAACGCATCAGGGTCTGGTGCCCGCTGGCCCTTGGATAACACGATCAGCAAGGACACCTTCCGCTTCCGATCTGCGACGGGAACACCGTAGACCATCGCGGCCAGTCCGATGATTTCCTTGTCCTTGTTTTTCATCCGGTGAGCCTTGCCGTAGTGGCTGGTAACGATCTTGTTCAGCGGCGTAGGCATCCAGCCGGGTATCGCCAGCGTCCATGTAGTGGCACGCAATCCTCGCGTTGGAGGCGGTTCGGTTTTGAGTTCCGCACTAGTCGGCAGTTTGGCCGTCTTGCCGGTGATAAGTCCCTTGGGTAATCCCATTATTCACGTTTTCTTCCCGTGTTCCCGTCCCGATCTATCGGCTTGTTTTCAATCAAGCATATCGGGGGCGATTTTCTATCGGATACTTCCCTGTAACCACATACGCCAGCATGAAAAGGGAACCGCCACGGTGCCCGTACTACCGGAGCATACACGCGAACGGTTCCCAATCTCATACTATCCACTACTTGACCCTCTCGATCAAAACAATGTCCGAGGTCTTGACCGCGTGCAGACGGCTGCCGCCCTTGAGCACCAGATACAACCAATAGCTCCGATGCTCTTTTTCTATCCGAACGAATTGCCCGGTGTAGCGGGCTTTACGCTGAGTGGTTAATCGGATCTTGTCTCCCTCGTACAGGTCGTCAAGCGGTACGGTTGTCAGCGGTCGCTTTGCCATCGTTCGGCCCTCCATTTCGCCCATTGGGTTTAACAGCCGCATCGCCCTGCTCTTGCTGTTTGATTTTCGCTCTGGATTCTATGCGGATTTCTTCCGCTTTCGATTCTATTTCTTTAATCTTCGCGTCGTTCACTTCCGCCATCGCCTTGAGCTTTTCGATCCGGTCGCAAGCATGTTGTGCCCATTGTACCACGTCTTGATTGTGGGACGAAACTACGATTTCCCAAGATAGTCGCCGTGCCTCCCTCTCTAGCCTTAACCTCCTCAGTGAACAACAGTAAAAAGGTAGATAGGGTGGCAAAGCCGCCTTGCCCATGACTGTGTGGAGATACGCCGCGTCAACTTGCTTGGTTAGGTCCTTGGCCGTGAGTTCTTTCGGGGAATATAGCCCGGCCCGCTTTAGTCTTTCCAAGGTGAGACCCACAGTCCCCACGGCATGTTTGCCAGCCACGATAGCCTCGAAAATCTTACGCCTCATATGATCGTAGAAGTCCGCTGGCTCCAATGTTTGGATCGCGTCTCTGACGTACCCGTGCGAAGATCCGCCAAACACTTGAGCCCAAACCATAATGCAGCCTAATACCTCCTGCTCCATCTCTGGATTATTCGGCGGCTCTTGGTCGGCTAGCTCTGCGGTTGCTTGACGCTTGCGGCGATTCATACGGCATATTCTAACCGCTTCGGTAGTTCCACTTCAAACAGCTTTTGCTTGCCCTTGACCGGAAACGGCTCTGCGAACCTTCGGCAGTTCGTAGTCAGGATCGCATACCGGCCTGAACTGTAATCGCCAAAGGCCCGCTCGTTTTGGCTTTTGCCGGTGGTCGAACAGATCACCAGCGGGCCGCGGTAATCCATTCGCCAGCTCCGAGTCTCGACTGTTTTCAGGCCAAGTGCTATCAGTGTGGCCCACGGCTGCCAGAGGGAAATGGCTTTCATTGTGCGTCCTCTCCTGCTTTAACGTACCGATCCAACGACAGCACCTTGCCGCCCTTGTTTTCCACGTAGTCGGCATACTCCCTGGCTTCGGCCAATGAGCCAAACCAATGGACCAAATTAATTGACCGATCCTGCGATGGAACATGTATAGAGGATATTACACCCCAAAGCTCCTTCGACTGGCCAGATATCTTGTACTCCCACGCCAGTTCGTAAACTTCACTTGCTCGCATCTTGTCCATGTTCAGCCCTCTTGTAATGGTCCAGAGAAATTATCTTGCCGCCATTGTCCTCCATGTATTCCATATAGTTCATAGCATCGGACAACGCACCGAACCACTGGACCATCTCGATTTCCCTATCACGAAACCGCCTCGACGTGACCATCCGCCACAACTCGGCGGGCCGACCGGATACCTTGTTTTCCCATGCCAGTTCTACGCCTTCCATTACTTGTTTTTCGCTCATAATCTCGCCCTCGTTTGGCCTGAGTCCCAGAAGGCCCCAAGTATACCCGACCACGAGAAAATCGGGGGCAATCTTGCCTATCTTATCATTTTTTAAAAATGATCTGGGACGTAAATCGTTACGCTGCAAGGGTTTACGATTTTGCCATTTTTGGGGGCCAAACTGAAACTAGGCGGGGTAAAATATTGAGCAGTTCAGGTCTGCCAGAGGATGGTTTTTTTGTACCGGAGAAACGCACATGCCTACCAAACAGGTTGGAATCGGAGAGGTCGTTTTCGACCCGGAATTGCTGCCCAGAGGCCGCCGCGAAGAGGTCATTGAAGACTACACCGACAAGATCCGCCGCTATGATTTTCCACCGATTAAGGCGGTTTTCGACGGAAAAACCTATTGGGGCTATGACGGTCTGCAAACCTACTCGGCCCATTCTGATCTTGGGGATGAGGTTGTTAGGGTCGAGTTTGTGAAAGGCACAAGGGCGGATGTGGCTTGGCTGGCTGCCGGGTCCAATCGGCTACATGGGATGCCGCTGTCCTCTGCGGAAAAACGTCGGGCGGTCGAATTGTGCCGCAAGTCTGAGCTTGGCAAAAAGAAAAGTCAGCCGGAAGTGGCCGATCATGTCGGCTGCTCAATTAGTCTGGTCGCGTCCGTCGATTCCGCTCTGAAAAAGCAGGAAACGAAAAAGCCTTCAAAGCCTGCATCACAACCGGAATTGCAAGCCGTTGAAGATGAACCGGACGAAGATCCGATGGTCCTTTCCCCTCCAAAACCTCCCACCAAGAGAGGCCGAAAGAACAAGGCCGTCAAAGCAGCCAAGACCGGCGACAAACTCCCCAAAGATCGACGCGGGCATGAGGTACCGGAATTCCTCCGCGACGTTGCGGCGGAAACCATCTTAATTCAAGGGCTGCAAACCGCCGCGAGCAGTCTGGCGGAAAAAATCGAGGCGATTAAGGGCCGCTGTCCCTCGGGTGCTGCCAACTTTGTCGATATCTCTGTGTGCGTGGGTATACTGAAGGAACTCCGCATGGAGATCGACAAGGCATTGTTTTATGCCGCCTGCCCGAACTGCGAGAAGAAACCCAAGCCGATCAAGACTTGTGAATCTTGCAAGGGGCTAGGCTGGCTGACATACGCCCAATTTTCCCAACACCATCTGAACGTAGCCTGAATGCCCCGAAGTTATTCCAGCCCTATCGTCCGTATCCGCTACAAGCTTTCCGACCGCCTGCGATGGGCGGAACATCAAAGCAAGCACGCCAAACGCCTATCGACCCGAGAAAGGGCCAAGGCTGTAGCGGAGGTCTACCGATTCATTCTGCAAGAGATCGAAAAGGTGACACAATGAAGCTCGTTATGGTAACTGTCAGACTACCCGAACGAGAGCGTGAGGCGTTTCGGGAGGTAGCCTACGCTTGCCGAAAAAACGTTAATACTTTGCTACGGGATATGATCCGAGAGAAGATCAAGGACTGTCCGGCTGCCAAGCGTGTTATGGAGGGTAAGAAGCCTTGAGCACGATTCAGTTACGGCCTTACCAGATCGACGCCCACAACGCGACGTTCAATGCGTGGGATCAAGGCATAGAAAAATTTCTTCTTTCCATGCCGACAGGCACGGGCAAGACTCGCGTCGGCTCTGCTATTGCTGCCGACTGGATCAAAGGCAGGCATAAAGACTATGGCAGGCCAGAGCGTGTCCTTTGGCTGGCTCACCGTGACGAATTGATTACCCAAGCCGCTACGGCGTTGCAACAGGCAACAGGAATCGAGCCCGTCATCGAAAAGGCGGAACAAACGGCGTTTACAGAAGGGCTTTTGCATCCTGAATACCGTATCGTTGTCGCGTCCATTCAAACTCTTTACAAGAAGCATCGACGCGAGAGGTTTTCAGCCGCTGAGTTTGGCGGCGTAATCCTGGATGAATGTCATCACGTTGTAGCCGATTCATACCTTGAGGTTTTGGGGCACTTTGTCAACTCCAAGATACTTGGATTGACCGCAACTACTGATCGAACGGACGAAATATCCCTAGGGAAGTTTTTTCAGGACGCACATCACTACGATATTTTAGACGCGATGAAGGACGGCTGGTTATGTCCGATTATTCAAGAGATTGTGGAGGTGGAAAACCTTGACTTCTCCGGTTGTTCCACCACGGCCAGCGGCGACTTGAGCCCTACGGACATTGAGCGGATTATCACGGAGGAAAAGCCGCTCCATGCTATCGTATCCGGTGCGGTTCAGTGTGCGGGAGATCGACCTACTATCGTGTTCGCTCCTACGGTCAACGCTGCAAGGGCGATTGCAGCTATCATTCCCAGGTATACGAACCGTGGGGCGGTTTCCATCTGCGGCAAGGACAAGCAGGAGGAACGGGACGATGCCATTCGGTTGTACAACTCAGGCGATGTGCAGTTCCTTGTAAACGTCGCCGTGCTGACAGAAGGATTCGATGCACCGCAAACTTCGTGTATTGTGATTGCACGGCCGACTAAATCCCGATTGGTCTACGCTCAGCAGATCGGGCGTGGCTTGCGTGGCGGGCCTAAATGTCCGGTGCCTGGAAAGACTGACTGCCTCGTTGTCGATCTTGTGGGATGCACGGGCCGACATAAGCTAGTTCATGCCGCCGACGTTCTCGGGGGCAAGTATGACGCTGAAGTAGTCGAAGAGGCTAACCGCCGACTAATGGAACGCAGAGGCTCAATGGATGCCGACGTTCTATCTGAACTCCTGAAAGCGGCAGAGAAAGCGGAGGAACTGAAAGCTGCCAAGCGTAGGATGATCCTGGCAGAGGCGAAACTGAAACGCCGCGAAGTCGATCCGTTTGTATTGTTCAACGTGCCGGACCATAAGCTACCCGGCTGGTTTGAAGCAAAGCCACCGACTGAGCAGCAGTTGAAAATCCTTGAAGAGAACGGAGTCAAAACCAAAGGCGTTTCCGGCTCCGAAGCAAAGCAACTCTGCGACGAAATCTTCCGGCGTAGAGATCAGGGAACATGCACGTTCAAACAGGCTAGAAGGCTAGCTGCATTTGGGTACGCTACCGACGTTTCTTTTGACGAAGCTAGGCATATCCTTGATGAGCTAGCCAAGCGGGGCTGGAAGCACAGTAAGGAAGAAATCATCCGACACGCTCAGCAAAAGTCAGCGGCAGAGTTTGCCCGACTGGTCGAGCGGACGGTGAAGGCGGAAGTTCTCCGTGGCCCTCGTGGCGGCTTTGCAGGCTTGAGGTGTGACTTGGGGATCGGGGAAGAGGTCGTCAAGGGAAAGGAAAAGGCCCGGAAACTTTGGGCCGCTTTGAAAAAGAAAGGTGGTGTCAATCTTGTTGCGGGCGAATGATTTTGACTTACCTCCCGGCCATGCAACCCTCTGGAACTCCACGAATCAGGAGTACCATTCCCGATTCGATGCCATCGGAACTAGCATGGTCAAGGCGTTTATCGAATCGCCGTCAAGGTACGGGGCGATATACGTAGAGCAAACCTTAGAACCCAAGCCGCCCACGGATGATATGATCCTGGGGACTTGGACGCACTACAAGCTACTTGAGCCGGAGAAGTGGGATAGCCTCTATGTTCTCGGCCCGAAGTGCGACCGCCGTACAAAGGAAGGCAAGGCGGTGTGGAACGAGTTTCAATCTACCGTCAACGGGCGTGAGATCATCGAACAAAAGGACCTTCCCAGGGTCGAGATTGCGGAAGGCATGGCGGAAGCTATCCGGCAAGACGACTTCGCGGGCAAGCTACTCCGCAAGACTTCCCGCCGCGAACAGGGCGTCTTGTATCGTGACCCGATAACCGGCTTGCTTCTCAAGTGCCGATTCGACGGGCTGATTTTAAACTCCAAGCGGCCTATCGTTTGGGACATAAAAACATCCGTCAAGCCGGGTGAAGGTTTTGCCGATCAAGCCTATCGGCTCAAGTACCACCTGCAACATGCGTTGTACTCCAACGCTGCCAAAGCTCTACTGGGGATGCCTTGCTTGTTCGTGTTCGTGGTTGTAGGCAAATCTCCTCCCTATCCGGTACATCATTACGAGCTTGATTCAGAGTTTGCGGAGCTAGGCCAAGCGGAACTACGCGAAGCACTTTGCAACCTGGAAATAGCCTACGATACTGGCAACTGGCGGGCGGAAGGGCAGGGAGTTCTGACGAAGATCGGGCCGCCGAAATGGGCCAAACGGCGGTATAATGGGGGCGTTTCCAGTATGTTACCAGTGGAGGTCTAACATGGCAAAAGACAATGCGTTAACTGTGGCAGAACCGCAGGATGAGGAACAAACGGCGGCTCGGGAATACGCGATGCTGCCACCGAAAGCAGCACCTACCGGATTGGCTCCCGGTAGCACGGACGGATTGAGCCAACTGACAATCACCAAGGAAGAACGGCTTGCCCTAACCAAGGCCGTCGATCCAGAAAACGAAGTGGAAGTCAGACAGGACGGTGTTGTGTACATGCCGGTCGGATGTATCCGGCAACGACTGGACAACGCCTTTGGTCCAGGCCAATGGGCACTGAGGCAGGAACGCGATCCGTTCTATGACCGCGAGACTTCCGAGTGTTGTTTCGATGGTTCGCTCTGGGTTCGTGGTTGTTTTATCTCGCGTGCTGTTGGCGGGTGTCGATGGCAGCCCGGCAACCGGCAGATGAACAAGTCGGATGCAATCGAAGGGGCCAAGAGCGATTGCCTCAGACGATGTTGCAAGGATATCGGCATCGGCCGCGAGTTATGGACTCCTGCATGGCTTCGCAACTTTACCGCCGAATGGTGCGAACCTTATCAAGGTTCCGACTTCAGCGGCAAGCCCAAGTTGTTCTGGAGAAAGAAAGGACAGCCGCTAGGAGGCAAGGACTTGGATTCTGCCACGGGTATCGCTGGGGAATTTCCTTTGGGATTCGGTCCTCATTCCCGCGTGCCCGATGGCCCGCACGCGGGTACGCCTATTGGAGAAGTCCCCGATGAGGTCTTGGAAAAATACGCCAGCGGAGCAAAGCTAATCGAATGGAAGCTAACTGCCAAAGCGGAAATCGTCCGCCGTGTCACAGAGAAGGCCAAGCAAGCGGAAGAGGAATCCGAACCGGATCTTCCAACGGCAGAGGAGCTTCTGGAGGAAGGCGAAGAGGAATGACGGATTTTATCCCGCTGGATAGCGGTTGTATTTCCGTGTCTGCCGGACGTGTTGAAGGAAGTCCGGCCGTCATACTCCACCTACCTGGAGCAAGAGCGGATAAGGCGATTGCTCTGGACGTAAAAGGAGGATTTTCGCTTGCGGTTGGTATACTGAGAGCAGTTGCCAGGGTTGGCAGCACTGGAGAGATTAAGCGGGCGTTATCCGCCATCTCTGTTCTAGGGACGGACTAAGCCCGGTCCAAGGTGACCTTGTGGCCGGGCGTTTTGATCTATGCGGCATGGGGTGGTATTTTCGAGGAGACGAAAGAGCGACATCGAAATGACGCTGCCCCATGCCGTTTTTTACAACCGAAAGGGAGTTAACAATGAGATTCAGACTGGAAGCCATGCTAGGTGTTTGTGTGATTGCTCTGCTGTTTGGACTTGGGTATGCCGTGCAAGCTCAAGACCGCGACCGGGAAGATGCTTGGAAGGGAACTGAACAAGGAACCGAAGAGGGTATGCCGGACGCTGCCGATATTCCGCCAGCCATCGGATTCGACGGGCGGCCAGTGGTGCCTCAATTTAGACCGCGAGAATGGCGGCTTGGGGTATGGGCAACCAACAGCAAGACAGGCTGCCGAGTTACAAGGGTAGTACCGCGTGGTGCTGCTGATCGGGCTGGGATAGAACCGGGTGATGTAATCCTATGCGTCAACGGCTATCAGGTCGGTGAGTTGAACAATCAGACCTATTACCTTGGAGAGGAACTCCAAAAGCGGGCAGGTGAAACGGGTACGGTGAATATCCTATTACTGGACTGGCGTAGACGCGGGCTTATAAGCGTCGATGTTCGGCTGGATCGGGAATCCTCTTGGGACCGCGTGAGGTGATTCATTGTTTGCGGTCGGGCTGGTGGATTGTCTGTCTCTGCTGGCCCGGCCGCTTTTTTTCTAAGAGGTGAATAGATGATCGGGCCAACAACATTTGTCGAAAAGCGGCGGTCATGCCTCGGGTGCGATGTGTGCGACCAGAGGATGGTACGTAGCGGATTGCATCCGATTTATGAATATCGGTGTCTGCACTCTCAAGCAGACCGATTGCCGCATACTGTATTGGGGATTCGGTCTCGCGGGCGACTGATCGGCAACAACCCGGCAACCCCTTCCTGGTGCCCCGTCACAGACACAAGCACCTAACAGCCAAGCAGAAAGGGTGACGCATGACCGCAGGAGAAGCAAACTGCTCTTTGGAGACCCGCCTTGAACGGCTGGAGGCCGAAAACGCACGACTGCTATGCCGCACAATTCGTGACAGGGACGGGGCAATTCTGACGCAAGGCGGTTTCAATGCCTTGCTGGTCGAACTGGATCTGCACGGACACCCGAACACTGATTCCCGATTTCGGGGAGGACAATGTTATGCCAGGACTGCAAGGCGACTGGGTGCGATACGAGGAAGCAAAAAAGGAAATCGACCGTTTGGAGACTGAGAACAAGGAACTGCGAGAGGCACTGGATCGCGTTAGAAAGGCCCCCGCAGAAGCATACGCGGCTGCATACCCTGCGCAAGTACCGGAGCAATAGAGCATGGCCGAGCGATGCGAAAGCCAGTACCGAGGCGGCGGTGTCATGTGTCGCCTCAAAAAAGGCCACTCGGGGAAGCACAAGTGGTGGACCTCTGTCTTTAACTCGACGGGAAGAACTGTCGAGTGGGTTGACCCGTGCCCCAACGAGTCTAAGCACACGCCCTGCCCGACCGGATACATGCAGTGGCACTCTTGGGCGGCCAGGATGATGAAGACCCACAGGCAGGAGCGGTGCCCAGGGTGCGGGTTGTTGAAAATCTGGGTTCCGAAAGGCAAACGCAAGTAGGTGGAGAGTAGATTATGCCAGAACCAATTGTGATTCCATGCGAATTGACGATCACTCCCGGCGGGCAGAGCCGGCAAAATCGCCTTCGCCTGAGCGTGTCAGTGGAAACTGTGTTCGATGAATACGAACGCGAATTGAGCGGTGCGATGCGGCAGGTCGTCAGTCAGATTACGGCTGCCCACGCGAGACTCCTGACCAAGTACGCAGCGGACGTAAACGAAGGTAAGTAGCTGGGGAGTAGTCGCCATGCCAGAGTCTCGCAAAGTGGTGTTCACGTCCATCGGCGGTTTGGTGTTCACGGCAGAACGCCTCCGGGAACTGGGTTACGAGATCCTGGAGCTTCGCATTCGAGATCCTGAAACGGGCGAAGTGAAGATCCTTTACGTGCCCAAGAAACAGCCTGGGGAGTAGAGCATGGGCATGGGCATGTGTGATGTTTGCGTAACCACTCCGTGGCAGAACGACATGAGGCCAGCAGATGTAAACCTGCTGGTGGTGGTGCAGGCAGGAAAAAAATGGAACCAACGCATGGGCTGGCCTACCAGTTTGGTGCTTCAAGACCTGGGATTGAAAGCACGGCTAACCAGCCATGAGACGCCATAGGAGTTATATGGACCTATCCCGCTTGCTTGTGCTTGCTCCCCATGCCGACGATTTAGAACTCGGAGCGGGAGGCTTAGTGTCCCGATTGGTTGCCTCTGAATCCAAGGTTCTAGCGGTAAACCTAACAGATCGTGGCGAGCCGGAATGGTTCACCGAAGAGGTGGCGGAATCACTGAAATGCCTTTGCGATAACGGCAATCTTGAGGCAGAGTGCTATGACTTTTCCGTATTCGACATGCACAGCGAACGAGGAGCGTTGCTGCGAACCTTTGAGAGATTGCGAAGGGATTGGAAGCCTACGTTTGTGTTATGCCCGGCAGACCAGGACTTGCATCAGGACCACACGACTTGTTTGCAGGAGGCACGGCGGGCGTTTAAGGGTATATCCTTGGCGGGCTATGAAATCTGCCGCTCTAACGTGCGTTTTCGGCCTAATCTGTTTATTCCTGTGTCGGAAGCGGATATCGAGAAAAAATGCAGAGCGGTACAATGCTACAAGAGCCAATGCCACAAGCTCTACATGCAGCCGGACACGATCCGGGGACTGGCTAGGTTGAGAGGGGCACAAGCGGAAGTTGAGTTTGCGGAAGCTTTTCAAGTGGAATGGATTGTAGGATGAACATACTAATCACTGGTGGGGCTGGATTCATCGGGTCGCATTTATGCGAGGCCCTTATTGCATTAGGGCACGCGGTAACGATCCTAGACGACTTCTCGACAGGTCGGAATGAAAACATTCAGCATCTTGAGGGCCGTGGATTGGGGGTCGCGTATGGGGACGTGCGGGAGAAGATGATTGTTTTCGATCTTGTCTCCCAGGTAGATCAGGTCTACCACCTTGCGTCTGCGGTTGGAGTTCAGAAGATCATTGACGAACCGATCCGCACGATTGAAACCATCGTTGAGGGTACGGCGGTTGTCTTGTCGGCTTGTGCAAGGTATCGCAAGCCGGTATTGATTACCTCAACCTCTGAGGTATACGGCAAGACAAAGGAAATGCCGCTGTCAGAAGATGGGGATATTGTGATAGGCGGGCCGCATCGGCGAAGATGGAGCTACGCCGCGAGTAAGGCGTTAGATGAGTTCCTAGCCTTGGCACACTGGCACCATTCGGGATTGCCCGTGGTGATTGCGAGGCTGTTCAACACCGTAGGTCCGAGGCAGACCGGCCGATATGGCATGGTGGTTCCGAGATTGGTTCAGCAGGCGTTGCGTGGTGAAGTTCTGACCGTTTACGGGGACGGGGAGCAAACCCGTTGCTTCTGCCACGTTTTGGATTCTGTCAGGGCTTTGATCGGGCTGATGAACTCCCATCAGGCAACCAGAGGACAGGTGGTCAATGTCGGCAACAATCAGGAGGTTTCGATTTTCGATCTGGCTTGCACGATTGCCAAAGCGGTCGGACGCGATCCGGGGATTGAATTGATCCCCTACGAAAAGGCGTATGGATCGGGGTTTGAGGATATGCCCCGGCGAGTGCCGGACATTTCCTTGATTAAGAGTATGATCGGCTGGGAGCCGTTGCACGACTTGGACGCGATTATTCGGGACGTGATTCAATTCGAGCGGGCCGGGATGCCTTCCGATTCCGTCCTAGACGGCGAGCCTGCTAGCCCCGACGATTCGGCAATCAAGCTGTGAGGTACTCCAATGACCTTTGACGAATTTTGGAACCGCCTTGTCGAAAAGAATCCCCATCTTTCCAACGAAAATACCGTCATGAAAATAACCGTCGCCAGTTTCCGTAAGTCGGTAAAGCAGGCTTTCGAGATGGGCAAGCCTGCTAATGCACCGACTCAGGGGAGCGTTATAGACGACCTGATGGGATACTTTGGGGGGAAGCGATGAAACACCTAACCCCGATCAAGGCCATCCGTGCAAAGTGCCTGGACTGTTGCGGAGGGCAGAGGCAAGAGGTCAAACACTGTGCGGCGAAAGAGTGCCCTATCTGGCCCTATCGGCACGGCAAACGGCCTAAGAGGGAGACGGAGGGGCAAAGGACACAGCGGCAGAAAAGGCGGGCTAGCCTGATATTGCAAGTATTCCAGTTCCCGATTAGATTGTGTGCTTCCCATCGACGCGGCCGGGTGGATCGGCAAGAAGTCGATCCGCCCGGCTCCCTCAAACGAGACGGTCTTTCGCTGTCCGAAAGGATGGCAATCCAGGAGATCCAAGGTGCTGCGTTAAAAACCGATCCAGTAAATCCAAGCAGGATGAACAAAACTTATTCTATCACGTCCGAACTATTAGCAAAGCGACCACTGGAAGGCCCGGAAGGCCGTTTTTTCGTGTTTTCGCAAACCCTTTGGTATCAAGCACTTACGGAAACGATCATTTTTAAAAAATGATTGGTTGGAGAACATGGGCGATTTAGAGAACTGTGTAGTTAGGGTAAACGGGCAACATAGAGAAGCTGACCTTGACGCATGGCAAGCCGCACAGGACGCCACAAACCGCAAGATTGCGGAGCTAGGGGCCAAGGTGGCACTGCTAGAGGCGTCGATTCGCGGTCTGCTGGAGAAGATCCGGGAGATTGAACGGGAGCGTGAGAACTCATGAGTGAACTTTACGTTGCTGCAAGTGGCAGCCTGCTGAATGGTTTTAAGCTCTACGGGCCATTCGAGAGCGTAGAAGCCGCCATCGCGTGGTGCGAGCAACAGGGGCCTTTCCACGGCACTTGGTTGGTTCTGCCGGTCAAAAGCAGCCTGGACGGAATACCTGTTGATGAAGTGGAGAAACAAAAAGAGCCGCCCCGTTGCATCCGGGGCGGCTCATAGTTCAGTGGGCCTCCAGCCCGTCAGGCGTCCCCAGGATTGTTTGAGAGCCCCCAGGAACCTTTGCACATGCTTGACCCGACACTCCCATTGTACGCTAGCCCGTCTGGTATAGCTAGCCCCGCCATATCGGTCTTATGCTTTTTTCTGACTCCGGTATACCCCGATAATTCGCCCCGGCTGGGATATTGCCAACGGGGCTCAAGAGCGGTAAACTGGTGTGCAGTTCTTTCTTTCCATGAAAAAAGCCCCTCGGGAATCGACGGTGATCCCAGAGAGGCTACAGCCACAAGGTAGAAACAGTACCCCATGACCACGACAATTATACATCCATCGAAGCCAAACCACACAGCCCACGGTAATTCTCACCGGAGGGCTGATTCTGTTTTCGGAGATTCCAAGCCCTGTTGTCCTACTTCCCCGTTGTGTTCAATACGGGGAAACAGGACGCTCCCGAAAGAGCCGTCCTATAACGCGGCAAAGTGCTCAAAACCCCGGAGAATTCTCTGTATAGACCCGGAAACGGGGAGGCAAAGATATACCCATGTAGCCTGCAAGAGGCGAGACTGTGACGGTTGCCGGAAATCTTGGGAAGAATGGCAGATCGAACGGCTAGCCTTTTTCCTTGAAGATCACGAAACCCTCTACATACTCCAAGTGGAGGAAGAGAACTGGGAGGCGGTCAAAAAACGCATCTTCCGGGCAGATGGTCTTTTCTGGTGGGCCAAGACCTCTCACCTCTCGAAAACGGTTCTAACTACCGTAGATATCGGAGGTTGCGAAGAGGTTTCAATGTGCACAGCCCTTTCCATCGGCCGTGACGCCGTGGTTAACTGCTTACGCCAAGGCAAGGGCGTATCGTTTTCCAGGGATTGGGTTTGCTCGCCTGACGAACCTTTCGAGTCGGATGACCCTTTGACCTCAGAGGAAGCATCTGAGCCGGAAAACCCCCAGGAGGCTCCCTTTACTTGGAAGTATGTAGCGGACCTTCCTAGGGCGTCTATGGAGTCCACAAGGCACGTTTTAAGGGCCGCTAGTGTGTCTTTTTGCGAGCTACCGGGCGGGATTATCGAGTGTGGCCCGGATTGCGACTGGGAATCTCTGTTTCTTCTGAAACGATCAAAGCCTTCCAAGCGATCCCCGCGATTCAATATCGACGCTCGGGAATATGAGTGGGGCTTGGAAAAAGGCAGTTGCATCCAACACAGACCCGTATGGGGCGGCCGTGATGCGTTACGCTGAACAGTGGGCACGATTGATGCAATTGGAAATGGCGGGCGGTAAACCGCTGGAAGAGATTGCTGATGCCTCATCCCGCGAAGCCGACACTGAGGGTATTACCGGATTCATGTATGGCTGTGCGGTGTCCATTTTGTCCCACACATGGAAGCATGGCGAGCAACTTCGCCGCTGGCACAACCTCAAGACCCAGATTTATGATGAGGGCGTAACCGCCAACGAAACTGGCAAGGTGCTTAACCCAGCCATCTTGAAATATTAAGTGAACTGCGATGGGAGTACGTAGCTATGGCTAAGCCGCTGATTGTGATGAAGAAAGATGGATCGTCTTACGTGGAGCTTGGCTATCACGCCGAGCACTACTATTTGGTCAACGGGAAACCGCCCGTCCTGTGCCCCGGAAACTCCGATTGGGCGATGGTGGAAGGCGACTTGATTTCGCTTGAAAGGATCGTTCCGGCCAAGCGAGAGCTAGTCGGGTTTTGCCTGAAAGAAGAGTTCGTCGGGGTTGTGACCATCGCCGAACAACTGCCAGCGGATGCCTTTACATTTGACTTTGACGAGTCCGAATGGACCGGCGAGCGGGCCGAATTGTACCAGCCCGTTTATCTGGACGTTCCCCAAGGCACCACGCCGGTTGAGTTCCATGTCATCGACTACGATTGCGAGCCTGTCAAAATGCCGCCGTATGTTGAGGTGGACTTTCCGGCCAACCTGAAGTTCCACCGTGCCGTTCAGCACAAGTACCCATGCCGGGTTCCGATGAAGCAGGTTTTCGATCTGGTTGCTGAGGCGGTTGTAGCGGAGGTAAACAAGCACCCGGAAATTTACAGGCTTCACGACTGCCGCAATATCCAGGTGCTTAAAGTGACTGCCATTCTGAAAACGGCCCCTCGCAAGGAACGTATAGACGTGTCCCGTGTTGGTGCCCGTCGTCCGAAATGGAAAACGGTCACTGAAACAACCATCACGAAAGAGGTGCTGTCCATCGTCGGTGAATACCGCGACAAAGCCAATGCAATTCAGATCCGCGAAGTGGCTGGCGAGAACTACAAGGACCTGAAAGCCAAACTGGAAGCGTACATCCAGAGTTTCGTAGAGTTGATTGATCCGCGTCAATGGTGCGTTTGCGACAAGTGCAACGGCGAGGGCGTTGTGCTGGCAGGGAAAGTCTGATCTGGCGGTACAATGAAAGTATTGCGGAGGCGGCGGCCAGCGGTCCAACGTGATTCGCGTGGTGCCGAGAAACGCTTTGGACTTTCCGGAAAGGCTGGAGCGTTGCAGGTGCAATTCCTGCCCGCCTCCCTGGTTCAGAAGTCTCACAGAGGGGAAAAGCGATGGGCTCTAATGAATCTTGCGAGTGCGGCTGTCGTGATTTCAAGTGTGATGAGTGTTCCGCACCCCGAGACTTTGACGACGTGGGTACGCCGTGCTCCGAGTGCGGATTTTGCGACATATCCTGTTGTGAGTGCGGTATGTCGTTCACGGCGAAATGGTGACTAACTGAGAGGGGGAATCCGATGCTTTACAGAGACACACCAGTAGCAAGATACCTTGCCATGATGAACCGGCCAGCGGGTTGGCCAAAAAGACTGAATCGTGTTGTGTGCTACGAAGATGCATGTTCCCTAGAAGAGAAGGTGAACGGTCAATGGGTGGTGCGAACTTGGGAACAGGGCGAAGCCCCAAGTTGTCTGATAGAGCATTTCACAGGGTTACAAAAGGACACGCCAGCCGATCCGCTGAGAGAAGCTTTGATAGAAGCGTCCAAAGCAAAGCAGGCGATAAAGTTGCAGGTCTACGATGGCGAAACGTGGTCGTTGTACGATTCGGAAGGCAACCGCATGATGCCTCCGTTTCGGCCGGTTTCCGCGTTGACGGCTGATGAAATCCGCGAAGCGATCAAACCGAAGCCTACCACCGCACAACTTGCAAGGCAGGCTTACGAGAGACTTGCCGCTGACTACGGGGTTGACGACGAAAAGGTACTGGCACTGCTCCCGGCTGTGGAGTGCTTGGAGCGAAGAGAGCAGACGTGCAACCAGCAACTGATGGAAGGGTAGAAGATGCTCATTGACCTGGGAAAAAACAGCGGAGCCACGTTCTCCGATTGCCGCACCTACCGCTACGTTCTTTGGCGACAGTGGGAACCGGAGGCGGGATTCGTGGCGTGGATAGGGCTGAATCCGTCGACGGCCGACGAAACGAAAGATGATCCGACGATCCGCCGCTGCATCAGGTTTGCAAAGGATTGGGGCTACGGCGGCATTTACATGCTCAACCTGTTTGCCTTTCGGGCGACGAAGCCCGCGGACATGAAGGCGGCAGAATTCCCGGTAGGAGCGATGAACGATACAACGCTGGTTGACTACGCGAAGAAGTCACAGTTAGTAATAGCCGCATGGGGTTTTCACGGCGACTACTTAGGGCGGGCCTGGACGGTGACGGACTTCCTGCCAGTTCATTCCGGTAGGGTGCTGCATTGTCTTGGCACAACGAAGGACGGGCACCCCAAGCATCCGCTGTACGTGCCAGCGGCTACTCGTGCGGTGCCCTACGTAAAGTCGTAATGACCAGCAGGCAGAGCCATGAACTACAACGAACTCCACGAACTGAAGAAGAAACTGGAAACGGTCAGCAATATGATGCTCAGCCTTCGCAGACGAGTTGCGGCTGACAGCGATGCGGCTGCTGACATATTGACCATGCGTGGTGAACTTGCGAGGGTTCGCACTGAGTTAGAGATTGAGATGGACCGGATCAGAGACAACGCGGAGACAGACAATGCCCAGCGAACTTGAAAAACAGATCCTAGGCGGAACATTCGACCCGCAAGACAAAACACCCGAAGGCGTGCAAAAAATCCGAGCCGAAGTGGACGCCTTGATTAAGTCCATCCAAGGCGAGTTTGCAATCCGCCGCGAGAAAATGAAGCAATACAAGGAAGTATGCAAGCGGTACGGAAAGGCCGGAGCAAAGCAGTTTGCCGACGCGACCGCAAAATGGAAAGCCTGGAGTGCCAAGCGAAACGCCGATCTCAACCTCTGCCATCAAGCCGTCAAAAGACTAAAAAAGATCACGCGGGCAAACGACTCCAAGTACATGCTCTTGCGTGGCATTATGTTGAGCCACAACTGGGACCGAATCTGGATTGAGAACACCGACACGGGCGGCAATCTCTGGATGGCGAGCCCCAGTCGGGAGCGGGTGATTTTTATCCAAGAGGTTTCCGGGGAAGAGGCCAAGGCGGTCTTGGCGGAACTGGCGGAAAAAGATCGGGCATGGCGGGAGTCAAAGAAAGCGGAGGCGGTACAATAACGAAACAGACCTCTCCCGGTTCGGCAACTTGTTTATAGCCGTTACTGCATGGCGGCTAAAAACCCCAGGCGGTGTAGTCTGGGAACTTTCCAGCAGAGTAGTGTTGGACCGGGAGAGGGCGAATTTTGGGTATAGAGGCATGAAAAAAGAAACACTTGAAAGACTTATCCGAGAGTATCAAGGGGGCGATCTAGCGGGCTACATCGCCGCTGTAATCGAGGAAGAGAGATTACTGACCAAACGAATGAGGAGCCTGCAACAGGAACTACGGGACGAAGACACCCGCCACGAAGCCGAAAAGAAACGCCTCAACCAATATAAGCTAAACATTCAAGCCGAATGTCCGCACCACGAACAAACGTGGCACGGCGATCCAAGCGGCGGAAGCGATAGCTACTATGACTGCGACCTGTGCGATAAAACATCGAAGAAAATGTTGTAGTCAAACGTAGCCGGGAGAGGGCGAATTAAGATCAGTAGTAGGTCGGCAGATACAGAACGAAAGGCAAGGGCATGATTCATTACAAGAGCGTCGTGCGGTACGAAGAAAGCGGCCGCCGCGTGGAAACTGACGGGTGGTACCTGTTTGGGATCATCCCGATCTACACCAGGACGATGGAGTCGCTGACATGACCGAAGAACGGCAAGCACTTGTTGGCGCATCCATTCTCACGGCCCTGGTGGGCGTGCTGGCTGTCGTTGGAAAGGCGGTGTGGATGTGGCTCAGTTAACAAGGCCGGAAACCGCGGAAGCGATTCGGATAATCGAGGAGTGCCGCGACATTCGGAATCTAAGCCCGAGGGCTGGCAGGGCGACGTCGAACCAACAGACGTTGGCGATCCTCAGCACCACCGGGAATGGGTGGCGAAATACGACTTGGTGTTGAGGGCACTAGACCACCTGAAACCGCCGCACATCAAAACCCCGATGAACAGGCTTCGGTAGCTCAACAGAAACCACCGGGGCAGAGTCAAGCAGGTCCTTGCGGACGAAAATCAGATTCGTACCCGCAACCTCTTCAACCAGCCAATAGCCCTTCCGCTCGCCAATCTTTGACAGGGCCGCAAAACTCGCCCCGAAATTGGCCGATCCGTCCCAGCCGGAATATGACTCATCCGATGGCAGAGTGTAAGACGCCCCATGCGGAAAATTGGAGTTGTACTCCACAATCACCACCCGAGGATGCCACGGCTCCAAGGCGTGCCAGATCCACAGATCCAGCCCGTCCACGTCGATTGACAACAGATCGAAGTCAATCGGCACTTTGTACTTGTGGAATAGCTCGCATACGTTTGACGGCAACACCCGCTCTTGCTTGACAGGCCCTTTCGGTTTCGCGTCCCATTGGACCAGCCGCCAGCCGTACCGCTCGAATAGCCGGATGTTGGAGTTCTTATAGCCGTTTCCTGCCCCAAACTCCACAGCTAGCCCGCCGTTTTCAAGCCTCCCGATCTGTTTAAGCCAATGACAGAGCCGCCAGTCTTCCTTGTGCTGAGCGTAGGACTTCCCAAAGGAAACCTCTTGGAGGCGGTCGGAGAGTTCTTTTGTCGATCCGTAGGTCATTCGGCAATCTCTGTGTTCGGCAAAATCAAAGCAGGCTTGCGGGCCATCTTCGATAGCTGATGCTGGAGGGAATCCGAAACAGCATTTAGGGCAGCATTGGGCCAGTTCTGATAGACCAGAGGCAATAGCGTTACCTCGTTATCAGTAGCCTTCCAAACGGCAATCATCCAGCGATCCCCTTTCAGGCCCTCTTGCAGCGTTTTTCGAGCCGCTGTCTCGCGTCGAAAATCATTCATCGTTTTCATCAATCACCTCCGGTCGAATTGGTTTCCAACCCAAACTGGCGAACAACTGGATCAGTTCTGTTCTGTCCTGAACATGCGTCGGAACCGAAGAAACAGACGGCACGCCCCGAGATACCCCATCGTCTAGGTTCTGAGCGATCATCTGAGCACTTGGAGGGCAAGCCGGAATCAGGTAGCTAGACCAGCCGGTAGCCTTCTGCAATCCGAGGCATAGTTGCAGATCGTCATGCCGGTAGAACTCTGGTTTGGCTTTGGAAGCGATCATCTGGGATCGGGCCATCGCCACAATCCCCGCCAGATCAGCACGGAAGAAATGAGCCCGGCAGGTAATGTCCACAACCTCAAACTTCCCCGACCGTGGCACGTTCCGCTTTCGGTAGGAGTAGACGCCCCGCCTGGATCTGACTCGCCGGCCGATCTGACCCAGCGTCGAGAACTCGTTTTTAAGCACGTCCGCACTATACAACAGATACCGCACGCAATTATGACCCGGCAATAGGTCGTCGTCTAAGCAGAGAACGTATTGATACCGTTCGCCCATCATCCACGCGGGAGCGAACCGGCAAGCGGGGCCAGCGTTTTCTCGCCACCGCCAAACGTCTTTTACACCGCTGGGAATCTTGCCCGTTGAACTCAGGGAAGCCCCAGGTCCGTTGTCCACTATTACCACGTCGCAAGGTTCCGACTGACTGAGCAGGGCATCGGCGAGCTTGAGTGTGTTGTCTGTGCGGCGGTAGTGGGTGACGATAGCTAGAGTGTTATTCACGTTCAGCACCTTGTACCCGGTCTAGGAAGTCCGATAGGTTTTTGAGAGTCCCGGTCGCGGTAACAAGGAACTCGGATTCGAGAAACCCCTTGATCTCTTGATACGTACATTCAACGTGATTGAATGATGCACTATTTAATAGCGATCTGGCAAACCTTCTCTTTAGTAGTCCCGCCACGATCCTAAAGCGAACGGTTGCGTTAGATTCAAGTTTTTTCGGAGGGTACTTTCGCAGTTCCGAACTGGTTTCTGAAAAGCTACTAAAAGAACGTGAGTATTCCCCATCATCAGAGGACGATTCAGACTCTTCAGAATATTCGGTATCGTCCCATTCTTCGCTCATTTCAACGCCCTCGCTCCAAGGTTCGGATAGTGCTGCCGCCGCTTCAACGGGTCCACATTCAATCGGGTAATGTCCCGAAAACCCGCCTGCTGCAAACAGTCTTGCAAATGCTCCCAATCGAAAAGGCACTTATGCCAGTTGTACTCCGGTCCATATCCCAGGGTTCGGCCAATGAACCACAGCATTGGATTGCCCTTGGCTCCGAACTTGCCCCAGCGATCCCCGCAACGCCGTGCAAGATAGTCTTCACACAAGCGGGCAAAGTCCGGCACAAAAACACAGAACACCCCGCTTGGCTTCAAAACACGATAGACTTCGAGGAGTGCATCAACCGTGCGATACCACGGGATATGCTCCAATGAATGGCTACTGCGGACCTCATTGTATGTCCCGTCTTCAATCGGCAACCGATCCTCTCCCCATTTCGCTAAATAGGTAATGCCCGGCCGGTCAACGCAATCGAGCGTATCCCAGCCGGGCATGATCGAATTGCCGGGCCCAATCTCTAGCTTTCGCACGTCACAGGCTCCAGCCGCCTAACGTCGATATGCTCCCAATATTCCGCGAGCCGCCCGTTTTCAATGGTGCAGGGAGTTCCAAAAAATGCCGTATCCCGATAGGCAACCACTCGGCCCTGATCGTTCACGGTCAGTTCAACTCCGTACTTAACCAACTTTCGCATAGCTTGGCTCCCTGGGGATTTCGCGGACGATGCAAGGCCGATGTTCCATGATCGTAGAACATTTCCAAGCATGGCCCGCCACAAAAACCTTATGCCGAATGTTGCCGTCCGATTCGATCTCGATTCTTTCGACCACTTGGGTTCTGGCATCGTAACGCATCACGTACTCCACGGGCTCGCCGGTTTCCGCGTCGAAAACCTCGTAATTTACCGTGGATGGTCGCATGAATTTCACGTCGTAATGGCCATCGTGCCGAACAATCAGCTTTTCTAACGTCTCCCAATCCCAAACCGCCACGTCGCCCGGCTTGAGGGAATGGCTTGGCTTGACCGACCTGTCGTGTTGTCCGATACTCAACAGCGGCAAGCCTGAAACTGCCGCCGCGGCCGTCGCCTTGATTACATCGCGTCTACTTGGCATGGTTCTTTCTCCTGTTCAGATTTATCCCGCCACTCTTCCAGTTCTTCGATCCGTGCCATCAGATTGGCCACCAGTTGAGCCAGAGTTTCCGTATCACACGACATGACCTTGCCCCTATTCTTCAACTTCGACTTCAAACAATCGCAACTCGCCCTTTTTGGGAATCTTTCCAGATCCGCCAAACAGTAACCCAGCGTCTTTCATGGTGAACCCGTGGCCTATCAAAATCCACGGCCCGCCCCACTCCTCAAAAACAATCCGCTTAACCGCTGACTGGCAACGTCGCCTAACTTCCGACCGGCCCTCATCCGGAGGCGTCGGAGTACAAAATGACGTGTGCATATCACGCTCAAAATGCGGATAGTGCCGCTCTAACTCCTTTTCGTTTAGCCATTCGATCTTGTCGCCGTAAATGAATCTGGGGTGCAGCCTTTCGCACAGGGCGTATTCCAGCCCGAAAGTGCAACCCAATGTCCCGGCTACGATCTCGGCCGTTTGGACGCATCGAAGAAACGGAGAAGAAAGGACGCAAAACTCGTCATGGGATCGGTCTGCAAGGTGCTCTTGGATCGTATCCGCTGCCATCCTTGCCTGTTCGTAGCCGTAAGGGGCCAACGGAGGATCGTATGGGCGTTCCGCAAATTTTCGCCAATTGGGATTGTGGGCGTCTACTCTGGCACCATGACGCAACAAAAACAGCTTTTGCTTGACCTTCATGCTAGTTCTCGCAGTTCTCGTGCTCACGTCCATACAGACTATGACGAATCCGATATACCTCCGGAATATCCAAAGGCACGCCCCTTCCGCCCTTGATAGCCCGTCTGTACCTTGTGTCCTCAAACGTCCTCTGCCAGCGAATCGCCGGACGCTGGAACCTCCGATGCCCGTCTAAATATCCAAACTTCCTTGCCGTTTCGCCCGTCACACACTGGAACCCGCCGATTGCAACCCGCAATCTTGCGATCTCGAATTTATCAACCGGAATATCCCTGACACCCGGAACCGACGCGGCTTCAATAAGCCTATCGCCCTCCGAGTGCGGGCACTTGCGTACCACGCTCGGGCACGCGAGCACGTAATCACGCGAAAACCGCTCTACCAACGCATCAAGGCACCCATCCCGAAAAATGTAGTCCGCATCGGTGAACAATACCAGATCGGCCTCTGTCAACTTCGCGGCGATGTTCCGGCCAATCGCCCGACGAAACAACCGGGACGGCTCAAGGTGCATCGGGGAAAAGTCAACAGTATCCACAGCTTTGAACTGATCTTGAAAAAACGGAACAAACTCAGCAGACCGCTCATCCGCCTCAGTATAACAGAGGGTCAGTTTTACCTTGCATCGGGGCGGGAAGAGAATCAATGCGGAAGCCTGATAGCTCCAGCTTTTCCAGTAGCGAAAACAATGGGACACAATTTCAATCATCGGCAAAGGATCTCCGTCCAAGCTTCCATCGGCGTCCCCTTGAGTTCTTCTGGCCTGGGGTTCAGGTAGGCCGATACGTTTTTTCTCGGGGGTTTCGCTTCAGGTGTCCAAGCCCGGCCGACAAACTCAGCTAGCCGGTAGGTCCACTTGCCGTCTTCAAACACGTTCAAAGTCAGACTGTCTCTGGTGGCGAGAAACTTGGTGAGCTTGCGGCGGTTCTCTGCCCGGCGTTTGATTGCCTGCTCTGGTGTCGGCCAAGGCACGCCAAAAACTCTTTCATGGTACTGCACTAGCACGATCTGCTTTCTTTCAGGCCGTTTGTTCCAGAGCCTCCACAAGTGTTGACCAAAGCTCGGAATCCAGGTTTCATTGTCTCGGATGTTGTAGATCCACTTGGCATCAGGAAACCGCTGGCCTAGTTCCTTATAGAACAACAACGGATAGTCCAGCCAGGCGTCTATCCATCGCGTCCCCTGGTGCAACACATCCTCTGCCCCTTCGCCTGTGCTGAGGAACTTTCGACCAGCAACATAAGCTCCCTCGTGAAACTGCCGGACCCGCAAGCCCATGTTGGTCAGTGCGGCTGCAATCGACGTGTTGCCGGTTTTCTGGTTGCCAAGTCCGAAGATCCAAGCTGACACTACGCCCTCCCTACTGCGATAACATGCACGGGCAGCCCTTGGCTGTTTCTTCCGATTGGCCCGCCCCTTGGAAGCTCAACCCCATCGGCCCTTTCAAACTTGCAGACTTCGACGGTCAAGCCCGAATCCTGCATCATCAATTCCATGCCGTCAACAAACCATCGGGCATGGTCCTTTGGATGAAGGTTTAGGTCCTCATTTGCAGAATCCATCACGAACACAAACCCGCCCGGCTTCGTGATTCGTGCCATTTCTTCCATGAATCGCCAGAACCTTGATATGTTGTGTGCAGCTTGAAAGCACACCGTAACGTCAAACTCTCCGTCTTCAGCCGCACATTCATACTCCGAATCCATCCGCACAAACCCAGGTTTGTCTGCATGGCGGTTATTCAGATCGGCAAACGAGTATTTCCGCACAATCGGTTGAGCCAGTCGCCTAACCATGCTCCGACGATGGTTGCCGGGAGCAAGTTCGATCAAGTCCATCTCGGAAGTCAACAGCGGCTCAAGGTTTCTCTTGAGCATTTCCCATTCATGTTTTGCTTTGAAGCCCACTAGACTTTCCTTGCACAAAAGTTCTGAGCCGCCTGAAACACCTCTTCGTACTGCCCGGCAATCAATCTATGAAACGCTCGGATAGCCTCTGCCGGTCTGCCGTGGTAATCGTCCCAGATACAGTAGCCCCCAGGGTCCAACTTTTTCCAGCACAGGCATGAGTCAACCATCGTATCGAGCGGTTCGTGGGAACCGTCGATGTAGATCAGGTCGAAAGTCTCAAGGACTAGCGACCTAGTTAGAACCTCAACAGAACTGCCACAGATCAACTCAACACGCTCGCCGTACTTGGCGACATTATCTCTTGCGACCGCCTCCAAGTCCTCGCCACGTTTTCCCGGCCAACCCTCAACTTCACCTTCCCACAAGTCAATCCCGATTGCTTCGCTCTCGGGATGCTTCAGAATGTTTTGCATCGCCCAGCAAAGCGACTTTCCTTCTAAGACTCCGATCTCAAGGTATCGGATCGGCTCGGAGGCTAGATGGCCAAGATGCTTGAGCCATGCCTTGCGATTGGAGTTCCGGAACCAGTTTTTCTCAAAGGCCATCTCTGCCTTGCCTCAGTTTTGCTTGTTTGATCTCATATGCTCGTTTGGCGATCTCTTCGGGAGTAGGGTCTTTCGTTCGCACGTTTCGGTATCCTCTGCGGCCTACTCCCTCCTGCTTACATCCAGGCTGTCCGCACGAACACGAACGATACTTCAGCGTATCCCGCCTACGCCTGACAACTCGCCCGCAGTTGCACGCACAGATACGAAATACCCCGTCCTGTGCTAGGACCACGAGCTTATCGAATCGTTTTAGGTGCAACGGATCGTAACGCATGTTTAATTGGGAGTCGGGTTTCTCCCGCCCCGACTCCCTGAACAAGACCCAATCAAAACCTCTTCCACTTAAGGAGCTTACTCTGCCATGCGACAAGGACGCCGCTATCGTCGCCGGTGGTTTTCACCACCGGCACGTCTCCGTAAGGCTAGAGTAAGCAGCGTAAGCATGTTTAACCTCCTACGGTTCGGGTTGCACTTCCGGTTGCTCCGCTGGTGCCATCCCAGCGGGCTCGGCGAACTGCTCATCCTCTGGAGGGCAACAACCGTCGCTACCCCAGCATCCAGAGAAGGCCAGCAAAGCCGAAAAAAGTAACGCAAGACTAATCCGTTTCATGTTCAGCCTCCTTTAAGACTTTGTGCAAGGCCAAGGGGTTTTCATCCAGATAAGCCCTCAGCCGTTTGTCACCCGCAGGGCACCACGAGCGTATCCCCGCGAAGTTCTCCTGATAACAGGCCGCAAAGTGCGGCCACCAATGCTTTATAGCGTCAGGTCGGACGTGCTTGCGACCGTGGTGATGCTGAATACGAATGTCTGATTTTTTCCTGCTGTGAATAGGCGAAAAGTTCCACCGATCATCCAATACCCGCACATGCGGGAAGTGTGGAAAGACGATCTGCATGGCGATCTCGTCATTTATGAAACTTTCAGGGTTCCGCATCGTCATTTCCAGCCAAGCCTTTTTGCAGAGCTGGCTGTCCACCCCGTAAGACAAAATCCCCGTATTGATTGCCGGTAGCTCATGCTGCAAGGCGTACCGCACAAAGTTAGGAGCACACTCCGACCACCACTTGATTCTAGAGCTTACAATGTCCCCGCCGTTGCTTGTCCAATGGGCAAACTGAGTCAATACCGTTTCCTGATCGTGTGTCGGCCATAACTCACCAAGCGGTCCGACTACTACGGTGTCAGCGTCTAGCTGAATGGTAAATCGAAACGGGCTCAGGGCAGGGATTCGCGGCTTGGCTGCGTAGCCTGTATTCTTTCTCTGAACGGGCACGGGAAACATTTTGACTTCCGCTCTTGCCCCGACCGAATTAGCGATCTTGTCGGCATACTCCGCTCCGAGGTTATCTCCGACAAGGAAGAGGATCGGCCCGTTGTACCATCGAAGCAAGGACCACACAGAGACAGCCGCCACACAGGCATGTTTGTTGCCCATCAAAAAATAGATCACGCCGCGAGTCGTTTCCATTACGCCTCCATCGCTGGTTTCCTCAGTGTCTCAAGGACGGCATCGCTAACCATGTCTACGGTATGCTCGCAGGTAGCCTCCGTTATGTCGGCGTCCGGCTTCTTCTTGCGAATAGTGGTCTATAGATATGGCATACACACGGAATCCGAATGGGCAGAGTGGAACAGTGTCCGTTTCGGTATCCTCAACTGGGACCCAGCCTTTTAGGTAAAATACTTTCATCGTTCAAACCTCCATCGCCGCTTGGCATCGCACGGCAAGCTTACGCCGATTGTGGGCAAAGCCCCACTGGTCAAACTTCGTTCTGATGTATTTCAGTCCCAACCGTACCGCAACGTACCAGAGAAATGTATCTTGAGATTGACAAGGCAGAAGAGGGCCGGGAGCAATCTCTGCAAGGCGGTGCATGTAATCCGTTCGGCCTAGCAGAACGTAAGAAATAATCCGGCCGTGATTGACCCGGTTGCGGGATTCGTCCAAGTTGCCGGGTGCCTCTGGCCTGCCCTCGAAAATCAACTTGCCTTTGGCCCACTCGCAACAGTCATAGAAAATATTCGGCGGGCGGGTGTATCCCCATTTCGACGCCACGAATTGGATATCAGGAGCGGTCCATTCTGGAGGCATCCAATTAGGATGGTTCCACATGCACGCACAGTCGGAATCAATTTTCAAAAAATGCTCCGTCTGTACATGCTCGGCTACGCCGTAGACGAACGTAGACAGCATCCGATGCCTCTGGCTTGCTTGCGAATCGTGAGGAATCTGAATCAATTTCAGGTCGGGATGGTCGCAAAACTGCCGCAACTGCCGCTCCCACCAGCCGGACGCTTCGACCCCATCGCAAAAGCAGATCAAGGGATTCTGCCACATATCGGGGCGGTTCTTTTTCCAGGTCGGCATGGCCAGCCGAAGCTCTGGCAGGTGTTCGTAATCGGCAGCTATGACGGTGGTGTAGCTCACGAATGATTCCCCCTTGGTTTGCTGATCCACCACAAGTCCTTATGCGTCCGAAGCGGCAAACCGACCTCTTCCGCAAACTCCGTCGCCGCTTTGCGAACACCCCACAAGCCACGCCTGTCCCGAGGATGGTCCAGATCGTGTCCACATAACACACCGGAACATCGCACCTTTGGCCAATATGCTCGGCAATCGGCCAACACAGCTTCGTATGTGTGGTCCGCGTCGATAAAAGCAAAGTCAAGCACGTTGTCATGGATTCGATCAGCAGCCAAGAGCGAACCCATCTGCAAGACTCGCCTGCGATCCTCCGCGAAACTGGTCTGACTCAGAGCTAGTTTGCGGTGCCGATCCTGCTCTTTTTGCGTCATGCGAGCGTGGCCGTCGCCCGAGATTCGATACGGATGGTCGGCCTCGTAAACAGTCCAAGCGTCGATCATCCACAGGACAAGCTTGGGAAAGTTCACCAGCAACGCCCGGCTGGTATCGCCTCGTGATACTCCGACCTCCGCACCCGCTTGCACGGAGTCCACCCCAAGGCACTTGAGTAGATCAATCAATTGCTGCATCAGATACCCCCGACTCGCTCATTCGCCGTATGTCGTTTAGGTCGATCATTTTGCCGTGGTCTGCAACAGAAAATTCCCAAGCAATCACGGCAGATAATGCCTGAAACTGGTGAATTACGCCGGAAGGCACATAAAGCGGCGGGCTTTCTGGCAATAGATCGTGAACCTCAAACTTATCGCCGCTCTCAAAAAAGGTAGTGATTCGCAACCGCCCTTCCATGACGTGGAATGTGTTGCTTTTGCTTTGGTGGCTATGCCTGCTACAAAATCCTCCCGGCTTGATTTTCAGCAGGGTTAGCTCAGTTCTCGCGTCGATGTGTGGCCGGTAAAACTCGCCCCAAGGTTTCGACGGCACAGCTTGCCCCTTATTCTTCGTCTTGGATTCCCGCTGGCGGTTCGATCTCTCGAATCGCCGCTTTGTGCTTTTTGACCCGATTGTTGAAGTCGCGGTAGAGCATCGCGGCGGATTCGTGCAGATCGTCAATCGGGTAGTTCCGCGAGCACTTCGTAAACAGGTTGATCTGCAATTTTCCGTCCTTGGGGTTGATGTGCCACACTGCCACCATAAAGGCTTCAGCCCCGGCCGCTTCGTTGAGCTTGTCGAAGATTTCCGGATCGGTCATGCGATCCTTAATCGGTTGCGGCTCCGCTGGTCCTGATGCGGCAAGCTGCTTGTCCAGGTTTGCCAAGATATCGTCTTCGTGCTTTCCGTTGTCCATAATCGCCCTCACTTGTTTGAAATCCCAGTCTCAAAACACAACTTTTTAACTGACTCTGGCAGGTCCGAAAACCTCATAGTCAGCCGCCATAGCTTGTTTCCGTTTTCATCGAAAGTTGCTTCGGCTTCACAACCGGTGAACAAAAACGTGGAATGAACCAAAGCATGGAAGTCTTCCCAAGGGGGCTCTTTCACGTCATTGAGCACAACTTGTATTTCCTTGACTTGGTCCATTCATGTAACTCACTTCTGTTTGATGTACCATCCATCCGTGTCGATTTTCCGTGGCAGATCCTTCGTGGCCCGCCCAACGCACTGCTCAAACGGCAGATAATCAAACGCCGTTAGTCCCGAGTTTGGATTGCAATTCAGCACATCGAAACCGGCCTTGTCAAACTCCGGGCGAAGCCTCTTAAAAAGCTTTTTCATCGCCGCGTAGGAGTTTGTGTTGTTGTTCACCGTCCCCGGATTGCCGCTCTCTGGAAAGCTGTACTTGGCCTCTTTGGTCATGGTGAAGTCACAGCCCAATAAGTACACATGGCGGAATCCCAGGTAGTAGCACAGCCTCACCGCCTGGATCATGGTTGACAGAACCTTGGGGCAAGGGCAGTGCTTTTCAATGTGCCCCGGTGGGATCTTGCCCTCTTTCAACCACTGTTCGTAGACATTTTTGGCT